CGGGTTCAAGTCCCGCTGCCGGCATTAAAAAGCCCAGTAAAATCAAGGGTTTCAGAAAAATCTTATGATTACTCGTGATTACTATTTAAAATACGCAGGAAAGGAGAGTCCTGCAAAAGTGCTTACCTAAGATAAATCGACCACAAATCGGTTTATTTTTTTGCCCTAAAATAAGAAAAGGCAGGCTTAATGCCTGCCAAAGATGTCTATAAGACAAACCAATTTAAGTATTCCAAGAAGTAATTTTCCAATCAAGATGAATGGGAAAAAGATAATTTTGATAAGATCCATAATTTTTCTCCTTTCGATTTAAAAATATATGCATTTGATTTTGATACCCCCCGGGGTAAGCTCGTTTCTGTTATGAAAATCTCGATTTCAAGTTTTGAAAATTTCTTGTAGAAATCTGAAAAATTTATTTTTTCAAATCCTTACAACTTTTTAACAATATCCACTTTCTCAATATCAATTCAATGATGATTATAATATGACCGTGTGACACTCTGAATGGCTTAAATTTCGATTTGACTTATACAGCCTATAATTTTATTGATTGAGGATATAAAAGCCTTAAAAATCGTTTTACGATGTCATATTAATTCATGTGTGATAATATTTAATGTTCTTTTGAATTCTTTAAATCTTAATTAATCCAAATAAGATATATACTATTCATATAATAACGCATCATTTCCAGATATTCAATTGTCAATGTACATTCTGGGAACATTCCCCAGAAAATCCATGCTGTCGGAATTGAACCGGCACAAATGCCACCAGGCGCACGGAAAGCAGAAGAGCGCCGCACTAAATCTTGGTGTCTTTTCTGTAATTACTCAAATTTGAGCAAAACCGCCGCCGGTAGTGATCCGGCGGACATCCTCTGCGGCGGCTATTGTTCGATGATTTCAAAGCATTTTTTTATTTCTTCCAGGCTGTGACAGCATTCCCCACCTGGATAGCGATATATAGCCATATAATCTCCACCGCCTAGAGGTTGCATATCTTTCAAATATGCTCTATATCCTCCGTTGCCTTTTATAATCTTTGGGTATCCGTCTTTTCTCATTTTTTCAATAATTGTCATGTCCTTATTTCCTCCATATTTTCATTTTTTCCCGGTTATCCGGGTAAAAGCAAGCCGGGGAATCGAACCCCGGAAAACGCCGCCGCTTGCTTAAATAAGTACACCAAAGCGCATACAATCTGCTTTTCGGTCACACAAGATTTTCCATTTTTCAAAGTCGCCCTTAATGTTTTCAGCGGTTCTGGTGTCCGCCCATTCGTTCCGGGCTTTAATATAAGCGGCTCGCGCATCGTCTTTCTGTTTCTGCAATTTCTCCATAAATTCCATAAAATCAACCGACCTTTCTATGCTTTGGCTTCTTTTCTTAAAATTTCAATGCATTTCTTTTTTGTGTGCTCTCCGTAAAATTTCATAGGCTTGTGAAAAGCCTTTGCAAGTGCAAATTCTTCATGATTTTTCAAAAAGAAATCGCGGATTTCTAAAAATGTCTTTTTGTGGCTTTCATACTGTTCTTTTTTTGTCATACAATCAACCATCCTTTCATTGTGTGCCCTGTCTCATCGGTGCAGGTAGGGCACAGTTCCTGCAGACCGCCTGGCGGCGGTTTCGACTATTTGCAAATTCTGCGGAAAATATCAATTGTAAGTTCTGCGGCGGCCCTTTTCCTGTCGGCTGTGTAGCCGTGGCGTTTACTTTTCAAGGCTTTTTCTGCCTGTTTAAGGTTTCCAATGCCCCAAGATGCCGCTTTGTCGAGCTTTTCCCATTCATCCGGCGCAACTTTTACGGCTTTAAGGGTTGTAAGATTGATTTCAAAATTGTCTTTGTCTTCCGGGTGTAAGTCCTCGCAAACTGGAATATATTCATGTGTTCCCATGTTTTCGCCAATTCCCCAAACGAAAAAGCCAGTTGGGATTTTCTCCACGATTTCAAAAACGTCAGTTCTTTCACAAAGTGCAGAAGTGCTATAGATTTTATTATTTTCAATTTTCAATGTTGTCATATTTTTCCTTTCTGGTCTGCCATCATCAGAGCCGGGCGACCATCCCGCGGCTGACGCTCCAGGGCGGAGCGTTTCGGCTAAAAATCAATACTTGTATAAACATTTAAAATATATCTGTATTTATTTTCTTTATCGCATCCGAGTTTTAAATCTTCGATGTGAAAAATTGCATATTCTCCGTATTTCTCGCGTAAGTCCTGAAACTGGTTATAAATGGTTTCAAACTCTTCTAAATCGTCAATGTGGATGATATAGCGCTTATGCTCCGGATTGTGAATTATATAATTGTCGTTCGCCTGTGTTGCACTTGAGAACAGCGCTTCAACCTGTACCTTGCTTTTCCGGTTGTCTTGAGTCTTTCTATCAATCATGTAAACAACGGCCCATTTCATAAATTTTGTATAATCTTTCATATTGGAAAACCTCGCTTTCATTTCTGTTGTTCTCTTGTTGAATATATAATAACAAATATAATGCACTTATACAATTGATTAAATAAACAAAATAATGCACTTATACATAATATCAAATTGTGCATAATGTATAATGCACTTATAAATTGACAAAATAATGCACTTATTATATACTTATCTAAAGAATTATGAATATAAGCGAGGTATAACGCATGAGCGAAATAGAATTGAAAACTTCGGCTGCACAGAGAAAAGCGGTTCGAGAGTATGAAAAGAAGAATGATAGAATAAATGTAATTTTTCCAGCCGGAACAAGGGACAGAATGCAAGCGGTTGGAGTTAAAAACCCTAGTACATTTATAAAAGAAGTTGTTGCAGCAGAATTGGAAAGAATGGAAAAATATAGAAAATAATGCACTTATAATATTGACTATATAATGCACTTAACATATAATGTAGGTATCAAAAGAAAGGAGATACCAAAGATGCAAATAGAGTACAAAAAGAAAGCAGTAAAATATATTAACTCTTGCGACAGAGCTACCAAGCAAAGGCTGAAAATTGCGATAGAAAAATTGCCGCTTGGAGATGTGAAAAAGTTAGCAGGGTTAGAAAATGATTTTCGCTTAAGGGTTGGAGATCTTAGAATATTATTTTCAATCAAGGAAGATATAATAATTATAAATGACATATTACCAAGAGGACAGGCATATAAGAGAATATAAGGAGGGTTAAAAATGAGCAAAGAAGCGTTGAAAAATATAATTGATTTAGTACCTGATGAAGATATAGAAACACTTTACAGGGTTGTTATTAAATTCATCCCGGAAGATAAACCGGAAGCGGACGAACTGGCAGCACTTGAAGAAGCCAAGGCAGATAATAGCGAATTAACACCACATGATGCGATTAACTGGGATTAATAGAATTAAATGTTTTATATAGGGCGGCTTTTCTGGCTGCCCTTTTTTATGTCTCCAGAAAGAAGAAAATGCCTGGAGCAAATAGAAGATTACAGATAAGAAAATGATAGAATAGTATTAGTTTTGATGCATTGCAACACACATGCAACAAAGTGCAACATTTTTGCAACGTAGAGATAGATATAGAGAAAGAGTATATTATATCCAGTTAAGTATATTATAATATTATTTATAAACAAGATAATATATTATTAATTGTATATAATATATATAGGTCTTAAGATAAATTTGAAAACAGTGTATTGACAATAAAATGATATAATGATATTGTTTTATTAAATTAAAAACGCATTCGGGCAACGGGCGGAGCTAGATAGATCTGTCGAGGTCCCGAAAGAAACGGAATTCATGCAGCCGGTACAGTTTGAAAAAATTAAATTGTACCAGTTGCATTTTTTATTTTCAAAATCCAGAGGAAAGGAGATATATAGCCATGTCAAAGATAAAAGTACAAGAGTTAAATAATAATTCTGTTGATGTTTTTAAAAATGATATAGACATGTATATACATCTCTGGATGGATGAAAGAAATATAGAGGATTTATGCAAAGTATCACAGAATAGATGGTATAACTGTTGTAAATACATCTATGAAAATGTATTTAAGTTAAACCCTAAATACTTGAAAGAAGATAATAATATTAATAATGCTTATGATACAGAAAAGGTTAATAATATATTAGATATATATATAGACCTTTGCAATGATTATGAAAAGATAATTAATATAACAGGCTTTACCTTCTTTACTGGAATACATAGAGATACATTGAACGGTTGGGTTAATGGCGTGCAACTCGGTTCCCTAGGCTCCGACATCTGCAAAAAGATTAACTTAATGCGTGAAGAAAGCCTTGTCGGTTTGCAGGTCTCAGGAAAGGGAAATCCAATGAACTATATGCCGTCACTTAATAAGTACTGCGGCTTTAATATGCCAGGGGTAAGAGAGCAGGGAAGCAGCAAGACCCAGAGCATAGAGCAGATACAGCAGAGATACAAGCCGGCTGAATTGTCTGTAAATGACACACAATTAGAACCACCGAACGCAGATTTTTAATTGTAAATCAGACACACAATTCTATACAATTTAGAAATCCAGTAAAATCAAGGCTTGCGGAGATTTAAGAACCGGATAACTTTTCGTTTAACTGATGTTTTGCGAATAGATAAAGAAATCCAGAAAGAATTGTTTAAAATGTTTTTAAATTGTTTGTATTCTTGGTACCCCCGGGAGGGGTCTACTGGAAACGGTCCCCAGGGTCTAACTGAGTAGGTCAAGGTGAAATTTAATAAAAAGACCGCCTGCCAATAAACAAGATATGAATACGATGCCACATAATTTCTACAAAGTTACGAGAGGTGGTCTAAATGATTGCTAAACTTGAAGGAATTCAAAATGGATATGCGTTGTTAAGAACATCTACGGATGAAGAATTTCAAGCAATCCTTAAGCAGTATAAAGACGCGAATAATCTTAGATGTGTTATCTGCAATAATCGTACTGCTAAATGTTTTAAACATGCTGGGGTTTTATCAGAACCCCCAATAACGATAAATAATAAACTGTTGAGCGGTATATTTTACGTCAACGGAGTTTTCTGAATTCAATTTTCCACATCAGATAAAATTCAAAAAGTTACATTCGATAACGGTTTTCAAAAAAAAATTTTAAATAAAAAAGGCTTTAAAGGAGCATATAGAGAGGAAGGCGATATGTAATGGCAAGTTGCAAACAGTGCTGTGGTACTTGCAAGTATGCAAATTATGATAAAACAGATGGTTATGAATGCTCAAACATAGAAAGTGAGTATGATGGCTATTTTGTTGAGTATAAACATAGTTGCGATGACTGGGAGAGCAAAGATGAATGAAGTAATCATGAAAACAGAGTATTCCAAGGCATTTGATGAAAAACGTAAAGGATTGATTGAGCAGAGCTATTATAAATACGGACCTGCACATTTGAATTTTGCAACCGGAAACGTTGATGCGATTGGAAGTTTGAAAAAATGCCTTGCCAGATTCGAAGAAACTGGGAATCTTGAATATCTGTGCGACGTTGCGAATTATGCAATGTTCCGGTTCATGTTTCCACAGGAAGGAGATTTCTTTCAGCATACCGGTTCTGACGAATCAGCAGGAATAATTGGTATGAGCGTAAAAGAGATGGAAGAATTTAAAAGAGAACATAGTTTTGAAGACTAATGAAAAAATGGAGAGTGATTAAAAGGTGAGAATAATTTTAAAAGATATAGTAAGTCTCTTAGATTTGTTCCTGATTTCGTTGTTGGCTTCATCTAAGGTAGAAGGTACAGAAGCAAAACATGGAGTTAGTTTAATAATTGTGCTATTGGTATTAAACTTGTTGCTAATTTGGAAATAAAAAGCGAAGTACAGTTAATTTTCAAGCATACAGAAAATGGAACTGGAGAAAGAAACTCAAAGGTTCGAATCCTTTTACTTTGATTGCCGGATAGTTTTTGATTGTTTTCTATCTGGCGGCGTGGTTATATACCATTGTTTGGCATAGAGATACCTTTCAGCCACTAGGACGATTCTGTTAAGGACGGTGCGAGACCGTCCGGTGGTTATTGCCGCGGAGCGCGGCATTAGACGTAAGCCTATATGGTGATGAGTGATGGTCACTCCATAATTTGCTGACGAGCAATCCATATAGCAGTCAAACTTGATTGTTCGGGTGCCTATCCCACGGTGCCTGAGCTATGAAAAGAGTTGCCGGTGAAAGGCTTCAAACCGGATAGTGCGATGCATGGCACGAAAAACATTATTGCTAACCGTCTGATGGCGGTTTCGGAACGTAGCTCGTTGGCAAGAGCGTTCAAGCGTGTGTTAATTCACGACATCGAAAGATGGAAAGTCGGGGGTTCGAATCCTTCCGTTCCGATGGTGCCGAGCTGATTTGATACTGTATGCGTAGCGCGGTCGCATACAGAGATACGGAGTGAGGTGTCCGCGCATTTTGGGGAAGCGGCAACGATTGGCGGTGTTGCAGCTGACTGTAAATCAGTTCCCAAGTGGTAAACATTGGAGGTTCAATTCCTCTCTTCCCCATGCGTTGTAAAATATTGTTTATGTGATAAGACTGACGAGTTTTAGTGTAATAAATGATGTTTTTCTTGTGATGGAAGCATTGTCGACTTAAAAAGTGTGGAAACAGGACGATGAAAGTTCGTTGACGAGTATGGAAAGGTATATCGCAAGGCAGCAATTACGGTGAGGTACACCAATAATCCGTGAGGTCGGTTCGATTCCGGCACTTTCCGCTTGAAATAATCGGAGTAAGCAAGGTTGCAGAATGGTGGTTCAAATCCACCTGCGGGCATAACTCCAGCAAGAAAGGTATCCGTCGTTTCTTTCCTAATGTTCTTGACGATACAAGAAAATTCGGAAGTGTTCCCATAATTGGAATTGGAGCCGGTTGCTATCCGGTCGGGCGTTTATTCGCCTTGTAGGTTCGAGTCCTACGCACTGCGCTTATCCTTATCTCCACTTAGTCAGGTGCTACTGCAATAGTTCTGGTCGATGGGAGACTTATTGATGGTAGCGGCATTATTGGAAACAGAAAACTCTTCCGTGACTAGAAATTGCAGATTTGAAAGCGGTTGGCATGGTTTGATCTGACAGGGTTCGATTCCCTGTGTCGCTATTTTGAACATTGATAATTGAATATTGACGGTCAAAATGGTAATATAGATATATTAATACAAAGGAGGAATCTGTTGTGGAAAATAATACAAAAGATAAAGAAAAGTGCTTTGTAATTATGCCAATTAGTGACCAGGGAGATTATCCTAAAGGTCATTTTACCAAAGTGTATGAACAAATTATTAAGCCTGCTGTTGAAAATGCTGGATATATACCATATCGTGTTGATGAAAATAAAATTAGTGATACAATCATTAATAAAATTTTTGATGCAATTCAAGAGTGTCCAATGGCAATATGTGATTTGAGTAATAGGAATCCAAATGTATTATATGAATTAGGACTAAGGCAGGCTTATGATAAGCCTGTTGTTTTAATACAAGATAATATAACCGAGAACATTTTTGACGTGAGCGGAATTAGTACGATTTATTATCAAAGCGATAGATTATATGAAAATGTATTAGAGGCAAGGGAAAAAATTAAAGATGCAATTATATCAACAAAAGAAGGAAGGATTAATACGTTGGTAAGAATTGTAAAAGCAAGTGCTCCTGACCTTTCAGGTATAGATATATCTCCAGAGGATAAATTAAGCGCAAAATTAGATTTAATTTATGATGAGCTTAAGAAGAATAAAAATGAAAACACAGGAAAACAAAGTATTTATAAAGACAAGAAAGATGAAGAAGGTTTTACTTATAGCTTTATGGTAAATGCAGATAAAGTGGATGAAGCACTAAAGAAATATTATTTAGAACGTAATATGCGAAGAAATAATTTAGGAAAAGACGAAATGTAATATAAATTATTAGTGAATTGCAATGAAAAATACCAACCGTCAATATTCGATGGTTGGTATTTTTTTTATGCAAAATATGAGGTATAAACATGATTTTAAATTGTGTAAATTGTGGTGCGCCAATCGAAAGAGATAAGGAAGCGTGCCCTTATTGTAAAACTCCATATGACGTAAGTGGTTTCAATGCTGAAATAGGTGAAATGTTCGGAGAACTTACAATTGGGGGAAGAACATGCAAAGTTTATCTTGGAAATGTAGAACATCATCAATTGTTGGAAGAGCCATATCGTGATATAGATGGTATTTTACATCGTGGAAATTCAAAAACGCTTCGTAAGTTTACTTTGATTGAGGTATGAGCATGTGTGATTTTTGTAAAGATTACGAAAATAATAAAATATTTGGTGCTGATATTCCTATCAAAAAGTGCGCCAATGAGACAAATTTGACAAGAGCAAATATTTTTAAAGACCGCGAGGATAAAGTACCAAGTATTTTAATTAGTCAGTCTGTAGTGGCAATGGGATATTTTTATATTGCATTTTGCCCGATGTGTGGTAGAAAGTTGGTGGAAGAATGAATGAATTAACTAGACAGGAGAATGAAATATCTCTTGTGGAGTTTGCAGAGGAAGTCGCACCATTTCCATTATCCGAATCTCAGAAACAGTTGCTCAGAGAATATGAAAAGTGCGAAAAGAATGGAAATGAAATTGTTGTATACAGCCAAATGCGTAGCGGCAAGCGGTTCATCCTGCAGATTATTGACGAATGGAAGATGCAGAATCAGCTTGTAGAGCATCGTTGCAGTAAATGCAACCGCCTGTTAGGTAAATTCAACGGACAGGCTGAAATCAAATGTCCGAAATGCGGAAAAATCAATAGAATTGGGGTGAAATGATGAGTGATTTAAAAATATTTACCAAGAACGTTGAACAGGAAGCGGTAGATCAAATTGAATTATTGCTTGCACAGGATGCATTCAAAGATTGTAAAGTTCGTATCATGCCGGATATTCATGCCGGAAAGGGATGTGTTATTGGATTTACAGCAGACCTTGGGGAAAAAGTTATACCGAACATTGTTGGGGTTGATATTGGTTGCGGTATGCTTTGCGTAAGCCTTGGCCAGACAGATATTGATTTTGAAAAGCTGGATAACGTGATTCGTTCCTATGTTCCAAGCGGAAGAGATGTGCATGATGGAAGAATTATCAGATTCGATGAATTACAGGATTTGAAGTGCTACCGAGAATTGCGAGATACAAAACGGCTTGAGCGGTCTATCGGCACTCTCGGAGGTGGAAATCACTTCATTGAGGTTGATGTTGCAGAGGATGGTTATAAGTATCTTGTTATTCATACCGGTAGCCGTAATCTCGGAAAACAGGTTGCTGACTATTATCAGAACCTTGCATTTGAACTTATGAGCGGCAAAGATAAACTGTATGAAGAACAGGACAGGATTATTGAAGAATACAAAGCTACTGGAAGAAAATCTGAAATTCAAAATGCCATAGCAGAATTGCACAGAAATTTCAAGGCGGTTAATCCGAATATTCCAAAGGATTTGTGCTATTTAGAGGGTAAATACAGGGAAGATTATCTGCATGATATGAGAATTTGCCAGAAGTTCGCCTACATGAACCGCGTTATGATTGCTCAAATTATATGCAACCACATGGGATGGGACGTCGATGCCGATATGCCAGATTACTTCGAGTGTATTCACAATTATATCGACCATGATTCAAATATTGTCCGCAAGGGCGCTATTTCAGCCAAACTAGGAGAAAAGGTACTTATTCCAATCAATATGCGAGACGGTTGCATTATTGGTACCGGAAAAGGAAATGAGGATTGGAACCAATCCGCACCTCATGGAGCCGGTAGAGTAATGAGCCGGACAAAAGCCAAGGAATTAGTATCGTTGGAAGAGTTTGAAAAGGCAATGGACGGAATATATACAACTTCTGTCAATCAATCTACAATAGATGAATCTCCAATGGCATATAAGACATTGGATGAAATTTTTGAGAATATCAAAGATACAGTTGATGTGCTTGCAATTATCAAACCGGTATACAATTTTAAGGCAAGTGAATAAATAAAAAGAGCACCAGTTGCAGAGTGCCGTGTGGCACATATGTAGAGAGAGCCTATTTCCAAGATAGAAGGGAGGTAGGCTCTTTTTTGGTTTCAGAACAAACGCGGGAAACTGCTGATGATATTAAAAATTACATAAAACAACATGGAATTGAATATCGGTCACTGTTTGACCTCTTGGATGTGGCGAAAGTAGCATTTGAAAAGGAAAACGACACGATTTGGGCGTTGAAAGTCACTTCATACATTAAGGATAGCTGCAGATGGGCGATTCAAAACAGTATTGAGATTTTACAGATGGATGAACTGTACTGGCGAACTTTAAAAGTAGAGGCACTATATCATTTTGAATCATTCCTTTTCTATATGGAGAAGAATCGCCGACCAGAAAAGAAATTCTATGAGCCGAGAATGCGGACACTCAAAATCGTTGTTGACGATCTGCAAGACTTGGAGGACAGAAAGCTTGATTTCTATGGTTTGTCACTCCCACCACGAGTAGGTAAGTCCACTCTCTGTATCTTCTTTCTTACCTGGGTTATTGGTAGACATCCAGAGAGCCATAATGCCATGTCAGGACATTCAGGAATACTTGCTGACAGGTTTTATCGGGATGTATTAAAACTGACGGAAAACGAGGAATACACATTCAAAGAGATATTCCCAGAGATTGAGTTAGCAAATAAATCATCTGAAAAGAATGAATTGTTTTATTCGCCAACAGAAGCTTTTGCCACACTGACATGCCGAGGAATTGATGGAACATGGACCGGTGCGGTTGATATTAGTTCGGATGGATATTTGTATGTCGATGATATGGTTCGTGACAGAACTGAATCATTAAGTCCTATCCGACTTGAAAATCGCTACCAAGATTATTTGAACGTCCTTGTTGACCGTAAAAATGATGGTTCCAAAGAGTTAATGGTTGGAACCCGATGGAACGTGTTAGACCCATTAGGACGTGTCGAAGCGGAAAATAAGAATAATCCAAAATATCGGTTTAGAAAGATACCGGCACTTAATGAAAAGGATGAATCAAACTTCCAGTACGATTATGGCGTTGGATTTTCTACAGAATACTATCGCAATATGCGTGATAGGTTGGATAGAAATGAATGGATGGCAAAGTATCAGCAGATGCCATTTGTGCGAGAAGGTTTGCTTTTCCCATTGGATGAGCTTAATTACTACAACGGTGTTCTTCCGGATGGAGAATGTATTACGGCAGCAGCCTGTGATGTTGCATGGGGTGGAAATGATAGCTTGTCAATGCCGTTTGGAAAATTGTTTGGAAGTACTGATGATGGACCAATATATATTCCTGATTGGATTTTCAATAAAGGAGATAAATATACAACAAAACCTATTGTTGTGGCTAAAACATTACAACATCAACCGAATATGGAAAGATTCGAAGCCAATAATGGTGGAGATGAATACGCAGAAGATATTGACCGCCAGTTAAAAGATAAAGGTTTTAAAACCAATATTTCTTGGGCAAAAGCTAGTAACCAGATAAGCAAGATGGCAAAGATTATACAGTATGCACCTGATATAAAACGAAGATTCTATTTTCTTAAGCCAGAGTTACAGAGTGAAGAATATAGGGCTGCAATGGAAGAACTTGGAATGTTTACTCAACTTGGAAAAAATGAACATGATGATAGTCCGGATGGCTTGGTGCAGCTGTTCCAGTTATTTGATGGTGGCATGACAAAGGTTGAGATTATGAGCCGAGCCGAGCTTGGAATATAAAGGGAGCGTGATAGTTTGAATAAAAGGAATTTGAATCTCGAAAAATATGGAATTTCCGGTAAGCGATACAAAGAGCTTTGTGGATTTTGTGAGCAGTATCCGGAATGGAAAAATCAATTGAAATATAATAAGGATACAGTTAAGAGTCTTGAAATAACAGATATGCCAATTATGCATAACAATTCAGATGCTACCGGAAATCTGGCAATTAAGCGAATCGTATTGGAAGAAAAATGCCGGTTGATTGAAGAAACAGCAGAACAGGCAGGAGAAGATTTGAGCCAATATATTATTAAAGCAGTATGTTATGAAGTCCCGGTTACATATTTAATTGCATGTGAAGATATGCCAATTGGAAAGTCAGCATTTTATGAGATGCGCAGACATTTTTTTTATCTTTTGGATATTAATAAAGGATAAAAAATGAAAGTGCGGAAAAAAAGGACATACTTTCATGATATATTGATATTGTCGAAAGAATCAAGAGAGCCATGAACAATGTTTTCAATGGCTCTTTTTTAATATCTGGAGGTGAAATTAGTGGAGCTTTTCGGAAGAAAGCAGATATTTTGTGATAAAACAGTAATTGATAAAACGAATATTCTTGAAGTTCTTGGAGAAGCATACGCTATTCACGAGCAAAATAGAGCTGAAATGCTTTACCTGTTTGAATACGTGAAAGGCAGACAGCCTATTCTTGATAGAGAAAAGCAGATTAGACCGGAAATCAATGAGAAGGTTGTTGATAACATGGCATCTGAAATACTAGAATTTAAGCTTGGTTATGAGTTTGGTTCTCCGATTTCATATGTCCAGAGAGCAAGAAAGGATATTAAGAGCAGGAATGCTCTTTTTTCTTTTTTAAAAAAAATGTTCACATCGGAGGAAAGCAAAAAAGAGGATTTAAGGGTAGCGGCACTCAATGAGATGATGGTTGAAGAGTGCAAAGCGGCAAAGGATTTGATGCTTGCAAAGGATGTAAAGACCTGCGGTGTTGGATATCGGCTGATTCTTCCAAAGCGTATAAAAACCGGTGTATCTGTGTTTGATATTTTGGATTTGAACCCAATGAACACATTTGTTGTTTATAGCAATGATGCATATCGGGACCCAATTCTTGGAGTTTCGTACTTTCCACACAAGGATGGAAGTTGTACTTTTGGGTGTTATACCAAGACTTCCTATTTCAAGATTGAAATGGGAATAACAAAAGGCTTTGAAGATTGGTTTGAGGAAAAACCAAACACAGTAGGTATGGTGCCGATTATTGAGTATATCAATGATTATGACCGTATGGGATGTTTTGAGAGGGTTATTCCTCTTATGGATGCGTTGAATACCATTGATTCTGACCGTGTTAATGATATTGCGCAGCATATTCAAAACATTCTATGGGGAGACAATGTTGCAATCGATACAGAACAATACAAAGAACTTCGAAAACAAGGCTTGATTCTCACTAAATCCGAGCAAGGCAGAACGGCAACATTGAAATATCTTGAATGTGTGCTTAATCAATCAGAGAATCAGACGCTTGTTGATTATGTGGAGCGTAAGATTGAAAAAATTGCTCATATTCCAAATAGATCAGAACTTTCCGGCGGAAGCACCGGAAGCGCAACAAATATGTCTACCGGTTGGATGGATGCCGAAACAGATGCCAAGTCAAAAGAACAGATTTGGATGGAATCTGAGCAAAGAGAGACAGCAATTATCCTAAACATCCTTAAAATGAGTAATGAAGTTGATTCCGATGTTGCAGAATTGAACCTTTCCGATATCGAAATCAAGTTTTCAAGGTCACGCACTTATGATTTGGCTACTAAGTGTAATTCGCTGGCAACATTAATTAAAGTTGGAATTGACCCACTTCGAGCAATTGAGATAGTTGGCTTATTTACAGACCCGCAACAGGTTGCATTGGATTCTGCTGAAAGAATCGATGAAATTTTATTTAATCAGAAAACTAAAACAAATTCTGATAAAAAGATGCAGCCTGATATTACAGACCAACCATCTAAGGTGTCTGTATCAGATGAATAATTGGTATTTTGAGAGCTTAGAAATAGGCTCTCTTTTTATATACATAGCAGGGAAGCTATTTAAAAACGCAATAGACAAGACAAGTCATTAAAACGGAATCTAATGCGGAGGGAACCGCTTGAACAAACGCAAGGAGGATATTATGGCAGATTTGAAAGAATTATTAGGTGATGCGTACAAAGAGGACATGACTTTTGAGGACATTAACGCGGCGTTAGCAGAACGTGAGCTTGTCGATAAGAGTCAATACGACGGATTTGTACCGAAGACTCTTCTGGAAAAAGCAAATTCAGAGGCGGCTGACTATAAAAAGAAATGGAAAGCTGCAGCAAGCGAGCAGGAACAGAAGCAGATTGAAGATGCTGAAAAGCAGGCACAGATTGAAGAGGAATTAAAAAACCTTCGTCGTGCATCCAAGGTATCAGAGTATGAAAAGCAGCATTTGGCTTTGAAATATGAGGAGAAAGATGCCAAGGAGATTGCCGAGGCTCTTTATGATGGCGATATGGAAACTGTTTTTCGTTTACAGAAAAAGCATGAGGAAGCATTACAGAAAGCAATCAAAGCCGATTTGCTGAAAGATATGCCAACTCCTCCGGCAGGAAACCAGACAACTATTGATTACAGTAAACAGATTGCAGATGCGCAGGCAAGCGGTGATATGGCTCTTATGGCGTCATTAATTCGCCAGCAGGCTGCAGCTAATGTAACAAACCATTAAATACAATGTAAAGGAGATATTTAATTATGGCAGATGTATTTGCAATGAGTGGAAACACTCCTAATTATTCTGGTATGCTCTTCAATAAGGGCAACACAAAGACACCATTCTCAACAATGATTGGTGGAAGAAGAAAATATTCGACGAGCACAGAATTTGTAACTGGGCAGGAATATGAGACAGCAACAGGAAGTCAGCCTAAAATTTCAGAAGCAGAATCTCTTAATGCACCGGCAGCTTCAGTAATTACAAGAGAGCAGAAGACTAATGTTACACAGATTTTTCAGGAGTCCGTTGGCACTTCCTACGGTAAAATGTCTAACATGGGTACATTAAGTGGAATCAATATTGCAGGACAGCAGGCGAACCCGATTTCCGAAGAGGATTTCCAGGTTGCAGCTAAGATGGCAAAAATCGGACAGGACATTGAGTACACATTCCTCAATGGTAAATACCATAAATCCACAAATGATAACGACGCAAACCAGTCCAGAGGACTTCTGGAAGCAATTACCACAAACGCACTTGATGCTGATGGAAAGAAACTTTCTTTCATGTTAGTGTGTGAAGCATTAAAGTGTATCAAGGAAGCAAATGGAGATATTACCAATATTGTCCTCGGGCTTGATTCTACAAGCAGAATGCAGTTAAATGCAGATGCTGTAGCAAACGGTCTTACAATCGTTGAGAGCGGAAGAGATGTTAATGGAATTGCTGTTGATAAGGTGCTTACACCACTTGGAACAGTGTATTTAAGAGACCTGATTTATCTTCCGACTGGAACGGTGACACTGTTTGACCCGTTCATTATGGGTCCTGTTGAACAGCTCGTACCAGGAAAAGGAAACTTCTTCCTTGAAGAATTAGCAAAGACCGGTGCTGGCACCAAGAAACAGATTTTCGGTCAGATTGGACTTGATCATGGTCCAGAGTGGTATTCTGCTAAGATTACAAATCTGTCTGCAGCGATGCCGACTGATGGAGATATGGCAAGAAAAGTATATTCCGTTTCAAAGGCAGATTCTGATGAACCTACATCACTTGGAACACTGACAGTTGCATCCGCAGCAGGGAATGTTACTGGAAAGACCAAGATTACCATCACAGAGTCATTGACGGAGGGTAATTCCTACAAATACAAAGTAGGAGAAGCTGAAACAACCGTTAAGTTGGGACAGTCAGTAAGAACATGGAATGCATGGAATGGCACTGATGAAATCGAAGCTGAATCCGGCAAAGTAATTACTATCGTTGAATGCGATAAGGCTTACAATGCGGTTAAAGCAGGACATAATACAGTAACTTCAAAAACAGAGTAGGAGATGAACTTGGATGGAAGAGCTTTTGAAAGAATTGAATATGGATTTGGAAACTGAATTGACTTCTGAATTGCATGAGGATTCTGATAAGGCTCTTTTATCTTCAAAGATTAAGGGAGCCTATTACGCAGTGAAGCGTAAGCGAAATTATCAGGAGCATCACACAGAAGAGTTCATTTATAAAGATATGATGGCTATGTATGACATTATAAAAGACCTTGCACTGTATGACTGGAACCATATTGGAGCTGAGGGTGAGACAAGCCACAGTGAAAATGGTATCAGCCGGGCATGGAATCCAAGGGAAAACATTTTAAGGGAAGTAATTCCTTTTGCAACGGTTATTCAGAAAGGATAAGGTGGTCCATTTTATCTCCCAGCCGTAGGGTTAAGCGGTAAAGAAGATTGAGCGTGAACTAGTAAGTAATACTTACAAGTTTGCAGGCGGCGCACGTTAAGTGGTGGTGGGCGGTGCGCCATATTTCTATTTTGGAGGGAAAGGCAATGAATTTTCAAAAAGCATATGAAGCACTCAAACAGGGTGCTATGATTAAATGCCCGGAATGGGCGGGATATTGGAAATGGGAAGATAATTCCATTAAGATGCACTGTAAAGATGGCAGAATCCTTGATATTCGCGAGACAGAAGATGTTGATTACACTCTCAATTTTATTCTTCGTGATGATTGGGAGGTTGTCGGGGAAGCTGATGTAAAAGATTTGGATATTCAGACATTCACATTCGGCGAAGCAATCCGCAGACTGAAAGCCGGACAGAAAGTTGCCCGCAAAGGTTGGAATGGTAAGAAACAGTACATTCAGCTTGCAACAGGGATTTCCTATGTATCAGCAGATGGCGAGCTTGTGAATTGTGAGCATGATGCCATTGGAAATAAGGCAATCGCTTTTGTTGGAACATCCGGGGTTCAGATGGGATGGCTTGCATCACAGGCTGATATGCTTGCAGAGGACTGGATTGTGGCAGAATAAGTTGTTGTAGTCACTCTCCTTCTGTCGTATAATGGCGGTGAAAGGAGAAAAGCATATGAATACAATTTTATTTTCTATTTCCTTAGTTTTTCAGCTAAGTGGAGCGATATTGTTAATTTTGAATTACTTTACTAACACTAAAAGGAACATTACATGTCAGTATTTTTCGTTTGAGGGATTAGTAAAGCCTTTAGACAAAAACATGGATAAAATAAGGATATTAGATACAGCTAGATTAGCAAGCATACTTCAAAATATATTCTTGAATAGAGCTGCTTTTATATATTTGGTTGTAGGGTACGCAGTCACAATTTTGGGAAATAATGAAAGCAATAATAAATACTTGTTGGTATTGATTGTAATTATTATAAGCATAATTGTGTCTATAATAACTTACAAAATAATTGAAGGATTGGCAAATAAAAAGTCTAAATCAACTAAGTATACGGATATTGAGCGAAAAGATATGTTTATTAATGCCTTGGTTTATGTCCCTGAAGAGGAATCATGTAATGCGTTCGTTAAAAAAAAATAAGCAGAAACTGTACTACGCAACGTACAGTGATGAAATTCCAGTCTATGAAAAAGACGAGGATGGAAAAATTAAATACACAGAGGTTGACGGAGAACTTAGTCCGATACCGATAGGTACTATGGCAGGCTATAACGAGCCTGTCATTTTTTATGCCAACATTGCTATGTCTGGCGGTGAAGCAGAAGCTAAGGAATATGGCTTTGATATCGGCTCATATCAGGCAATTTTGATTACAACGGATAAATCCTTGCCAATTACAGAAACAAGCCGGATTTGGCATCAGAGCGAGCCACAGCGTAACGAAGATGGCACAGTAGACGGAGACAGTGCAGACTATTCCGTATTAGCTGTAAAACCTTCATTGAACAGCATGAAATATCTTCTGAAAAAACTGCCGAAAGGAAATGGATGATATGTCAAAAAAAATATCATTCGGTCTATCTGTATCGGAAATCGGACGGGCAATCAAAGAGTTGCGAGAATACCAGAACAGTCTTGATGCGAAATGTGAGGAACTGTGCCGGAGGTTATCCGCCGAAGGGATAGCCATTGCGCAGTCTCATGTCGGTAGCAGCGGTTTCGGAAAATATATTCATTTATCCGCTGAAATCACACCGGAGAAAGCTGGATGTAAGGCAATCTTTTATATGGAAGATTCACAGAAAATTGTGAGCAAATGGCAGAACCAAGACGGCGTGCAGAGTAAAGAAATCTCACCGGCGTTGATGTTAGAGTTTGGTGCTGGACTTCCGGCGCAGAATCCGGCAAACATTCCGGGAGTAGGAACCGGAACTTACGGCACACATGGAAACGAGCCGGGATGGTGGTACATGGATTTACAAGGCGAATGGCACTATTCAAGTGGTACATCCCCGAAGATGCCTATGTATTACGCTGGCAAGGAATTGAAAGACAAAGTTTTGAAGATTGCAAAGGAAGTATTCAACACTTAGGCGGAGAAATAATCTCCGCCTTTGGCATTAGACAACTTTGAATTTCCGGCGTTTTGCTTTCTTTTCTAAGTTATCATTGATAATGTCGGAGTTTTGTCGAATAAAAGCTTTGACATATTCTTCTCCGACACTATCATTGTATTTCTGGACGCCGCCCATTTCAGTATAAACATGATGGTTGAATGCCGCAGAACCAGAAACTTTTTTGCCATTTTTGTTGGTGTAAGAAAAATCCATTTTCCCCATAAATATCACCTCCTTAATTGGCAATTTAAGTGTATCACTATTTTTATAAAAATCAAGCAAGGAGGATTTATGTCTGGATTTGAATGGAATACATTTTATACACATTTGGAAAAGAAGATGAAAAAAGCATATCCCGCATGCAAAGTCGGCCGGTATATCACACCGAAGCAGACGGATTTTCCGTACTGTGATGTGGCATTAAGTGATATATCCGGTGGAAATTACGATTTGGAAGGTAACGAGGGAGCACAGACACCAATGATTACCGTATCGGTATATGATACTGGAAGTATTGCTGATAATACCTGTTATACGATTTGCAATAAAGTAAAAGAGATTATGCTTAAATATGGTTGGCAGTGTAAATATGGTCCATTACCTGTTGCAAATGCAGCGGACCCAAATGTAAGCCGCTGGGTTATAAGATTTCAGCGCATCTATGCAAATGGGGATGAAATAGAAGAAGTAAAAACTGAATAAACCCCTCGATTTCGATGGGTTTATATAAAATGAAACCAAGAGTCAGCAATGGCTCTTATTTTTTATGCACCGGACACCCACTCGAGAGGTGTTCGCTGACCGCTCAAAGTTATGCGGTAGAAAGGAAGAAGAAATGGCAGAAAAAGCAGTAAGTACAATTAATACCATTCTTGAAATCAGTGAGGATGGAAAAGCATGGGAAAAGTTATGCCCAATCAAAAACTATCCGAAATTAGGCGGAGCACCAAACCAGCTTGAAACAACTGACCTTGAGGATGAATCACAGACCTTCATCAATGGTGTGCAGTCTATGGATTCCATGGAATTCAAAGCTAATTATCTGTTAGAAACATACAAAACAGTATTAGCAAAGTCAGGAATTCCGCTGCATTATCGTCTCTCAATGGGAAAAGATGGAAAAGACGGTGTGGCAACCTGGGAAGGAGAACATGCTGTTTATGTTAATGAAGGTGAAGTAAACGGCGTTCGTGAGATGACAATCAATGTTTCTCCATCCACTAAGATTTCAATTGGTGATAAGACTGCATGAACAACAGAAGAGACGGAGAAATCCGTCTCTAAGCTGCCAGCAGAAAATGAAGAGGTTGTAACAGAACCGGAAGAGCCGGCAAACAAGGAGGAAGAAGAAAATGGCAACAACAGTAACAATTAATAACAAAAAATATGATGTTCCAAAGTTAGGATTCGGTCACATGGAAATGCTGGAAAGCGAAGGATATGATGTCCTTGCAATGTTCAAGAAAAATCAGATTTTTGCACCAGCAAGTGCTTTTATCATGCTTTGCGCTAAATGTGACAGAGAAGAAGCTAACCGGTTAGCAGAACAGCACATTTATGGTGGCGGCAACATGAATGAAATTTATCAGGCATTTGTAAATGCAATCAATGAATCTGATTTTTTCAGAAAGGTTCTCGGTATGGACGAGAACAAGAAGAGTACGAAGAAATCTGCGACTGCGGAGACGGAAGTACAGTAGTTGAATTAGCATCTACAGAAAAGTTTTTCACAAATGAAATTTATAATGTATGGCTTCCGGCAGCAATCAGATATGGAATTGATATGAGGACATTTCCTATGTTGAATCCAAGAATCATGAATGCATATCAGGAAGCCTTTACTGAGAAGAAAAAGCAGGAAGCACAGATTATTGATTTGTCTGCATATTACAATGGAATCTATTGCCTTAGAGCGATAGGTGCAGCATTTTCTAAGAGTTCAAAATATCCGTCACAGCCATATAGCTTGATGGAAGAAGTAGAACAGGAAGAAGCAGAACCATTAAGCGAAGCAGAACAGTTCAAATTGTGGGCACTTGCTTGGAATAAGAAATTTGAAGAAAAAGAAAATTAGGGAGCGGACGTGTCACAGCGTCCGTTCTTTTTATCTGGCTATCGAATGGGAGATAGTCACAAACCTTTAATAGTTATAAGGAAGTTGGTGAGCAGATGGGAGCAGCGGACATTGACCGTTTAGAGATAGAAGTTGAAGCACAGGCAAAAGGAGCAAATCAGCAGTTAGATGCGCTCATTAGCAAATTGGAAAAGGTATCTTCTGTACTTGGCGGTGCAAGTGGCAAAAGGACTTAATTCATTTGCAAGTGGAATTTCTAAGATTTCCGGACATACTGCAGCTATTGAAAAGATGGCATCCAGTATGGAAAAGTTGAAAGATGGTCTTTCCTTTGATTCTCAGAAACTTACTAATATTGCATCCGGAATCAGAACACTATCTGATTCAGCAATCGGCTTTAAAGGTGGAAAATCAGCAGAAATTACATCCCTGGCAAGAGCATTAAGCAAATTTTCAGAGGTAGATACGAATTCTATGTATGGAGTTACCTCTGCATTACAGAATCTGTCTAATGGCTTGTCAGAAGCACAGAATATTAATGTTGCAGGAGTTACAAGTATTGCGGCAGCATTAGCAAAACTAGGTGGAAAGAATGCCACTACCGGCACCGGAAATCTTATCAAGATTAAAGATGATTTGGCAAGCTTTGTTGCAGGAATGAACAATATCGGAGCCATGACATTTGATGTGACAGGACTGGCACAGCTTATACCAACACTATCTAAGTTGGGTGGCAAGGCATCTACACAGGCTACAAAGAATCTGCCTACATTATCTGCTCAGTTGCAGAGTTTTGTTCGGCAGATGAATCAGATTGGTGAATTAAAATTCAATATGTCTGGAATGAATGAAATGGCATCCGCTATTTCAAGGCTTGGCGGTGTGGCTGCCGGTAGAGCAATTACAAACCTTCCATTATTGGCGAAGAATCTCGCAGAATTAATGGATACCCTGTCAAAGGCACCGGCCGTAAGTAACAATATTATTGAAATGACCAATGCTTTGGCTAAATTAGCTTCGCAGGGTTCTAAGGTAGGTTCCACATTAAGCACGATGGGTAATAAAGGTAGTAAATCAACCTCTATATTATCCGGATTGTTTTCCTCTGATGGAAAGGCTGGCAAAAGTTTAAAGAGCTTTTCACAGATTGCAGGTGCATTCTACGCTAATTTCTTTATGGTTATTCGAGGATTTAAAGGCCTTTGGAATACAGTGAATTCTTCAATGGATTTCCTTGAAACTGTAAACTACTTTGAAGTAGCCATGCGTAAGCTTGGTGATGATGCTGCAGCGAATTGGCAACAGGCAGGATATGATTCTGCAGAAGCTTATGCATCGTCATTCTCTTCAAGAGCAAAGCAGCTTACAGCCAAGATGACCGGATTTGATATTGATACAGATGGTAATGCTACATATACCGGACAGAAGAATCTTGGAATGAATCCGGATACTGTAATGAATTACCAGGCAATGTTTGCACAGGTATCCGAATCTATTGGTGTAGCAGAAGAAAGTGCGCTTAATTTTTCGACTGCTCTTACAATGCTTGGTACTGACTGGGCATCCTTGAGAAACACTACATTTGAACAGGCATTTGAGAAATTCGCATCTGCTTTGGCAGGACAGTCCAGAGCAGTTCGTGCGTTTGGTATTGATATTACAAATGCTACTCTGCAGGAATATGCTTATAAATACGGTCTGAACGGTGCGATTAGTGAAATGAATCAGGCAACCAAGGCACAGTTACGATTACTGGATATATTAGACCAGTCGAAAGTTGCATATGGTGACTTGGCAAACACAATGGAATCACCGGCTAACCAGTTGAGAATGTTAAGACAGAACTTTTCTAATCTGGCAAGAACAATCGGAAATCTGTTTTTGCCTATTATTGAGAAGGTTCTTCCATATATCAATGGTCTTGTAATGGCAATGCAGCGACTTTTTGCATGGGTTGGTGGTCTGCTTGGAATCAATCTGAGTGGTATTAACTCATCCATCGGTGGTGCCAGCAATGGCATTGAGGATTTAGTCGGTGGAGCGGATGATGCAGAGGATGCCTTAAATGGTGCGAATGATGCGGCTAAAAAGCTTAAGAACACTGTACTTGGCTTCGATGAATTAAATCAGCTTAATGACCCTACATCCGGCTCAAATAGTGGTTCCGGCTCCGGCGTTGGTGGCGGAAATCCATTATTAGATGCAGAAATATCCAAGGCGCTTGAAGAGTACCAGAAAGCATGGGATGATGCCTTTGACCGGATGGAAAATAAAGCTCAGAAGGTTGCAGATAAAATATATTATGCATTTTCACATGGCAATTTTGAGGGGATAGGTCGATTTATCGGCAGCAGCATTAGAGATGGTCTCAATAAAATTAATTGGGATTCTGTATATAGCGCATCTAAGAACTTTGGTACTAATTTTGCTAAATTCCTTAATGGCCTGATTTCGCCATCCTTATTCGGAACTGTAGGAAGAAGCATTGCCGGTGCTTTAAATAGTGCAATTTATAATGCATTGGCATTTGGAAATACATTCGATTTCAAGGATTTGGGAAAATCTATTGGAACTGGTTTGAACGAATTCTTCAGAACATATGATTTCGCTTCACTTGGACGTACCATTAATGTATGGGCAAATGGAATACTGGATGCGGTTATTGCAGCTATTGATACAACCAACTGGGAAATGATTGGACGGCAGATTGGAAAATTCCTTGATAATTTGAATTTGCTTGAAATCGGAGTCAAGGTTGGTAAGGCACTTTGGAAAGCAATAAATGCAGGAATTAAGACTTTTGCAACGACATTTAGTGCAGCACCGATTGAGACAACAATTGTATCACTGGTCAGCCTAAATAAATTAACCAAGAATATGTTTGGAACAAATGTATTTTCTGGAATTGCAAATGCTGCAAAGAAATTCAATTCATTTTCAAAGGCAGTAGATTTGGCAGGTTCTGCATTAAAGGGAAACTGTTCTTCTATGATGAAATTGGAAAGTGAATATCCAAAAACAGCATCTTTGCTTACAAAGGTTAGTGCCGGATTTTCAAGGCTTAAAACCAGTGCTACTGGTGGTAACTTCTGGGGAAGTCTCAAAACGTCAATTGCAGGTGTAAGAAACAATCTTACAACCCTGCAAAAAGGAGCAATTGGTGTTGCAGCAGTATTTGGAGAAATTACAGTTTTTAAGGAATCTTTCCGAGATATTGCTCTGCAGACTGATAACATGGCGGAATCCATTGGAAAAGTAACTGTGGCAGCAGGATTGGCAGCAGGTGCATTGTATGTTGCATTTGGTCCGGCAGGAATAGCAGTTGCTGCTATAGCTGGTCTGGTTGGTGCAATAGCCGGAATAAAAGATGCAATGGATGAAATTGTAGATGAAAAGGTCGGAGAAGCTATTTATGATGCTTTTTCCAATCCAGGTGGAGTACCTATAGATACAGTTGTAAGTAATTTCACAGATTCTATTGAAGAAGCCGGTAAAGGATTCTCAACTTTATCTGAAAAATCCAACGAAATGGATAATGTACAGAAAAATATTCAAGATACTTGGATTGAGATAACACGAATCAAAACAGCAATGGATAATGGTGTACTGTCAGTGGAAGAAGGAAAAGAGAAATTAGCAGAGCTTTTCGGAGAACTGGCAACATTGACAGAGCAGAAATTTGCCACAATGGAGCAGACAGTAATTGCAGCATATGGTGAAGGTGGTGCATTACATGATGCCTTAGAAAATATAGGTGCGGATACAGATGCTGCTATTGATGCAATGATAACTTATGGATTCACAAATACAGAGCGTGCAAAGGAAATTGTACAGGAAATGAATCAGGTAGAAGTAGGCTCTGATAAATGGAAAGAACTTTCTTCTGAACTGTATTCTTTAAGTTCTGATTTGGATGGATTCTCAAAGGCAGCGAGTGATTATTCCGTAGATATTAATAATATTGTAAAAGGAATAGATTACGATAAGTTATTCCCAGATGGTAAAGAAGTAGACATGGATGTTCTTAATGGCTATCTGGATGATATGAAAACTGCTGTTGACAATTATGATTCCAATTTGGAAGAAGCACAGAAAGACATTTCGGCATATTGGACGGAACTGTTAAATAGTCCAAATGCAACACCGGAACAGAAAGAAGTTGCTCAGAAAGCATTGGATGATTTGCCGAATGCAATTCAGAATATGAAGGATAAATCCCGTGAGCAGATGACCCAGGTAACAGATCTGTTTCAGACAGACTTTATTGATAAAATCAGTGGAGTTATAACAGATGCTAAATCTAAATGGGAAGACATGAATTTTTGGGAAAAGTGGTTGGCGGGAAATGATGAAGATGAATTCATTAGAGAAGCTGTTGAAAAACAGGTTGGTAATATCGATGAATTATCTGATGCAATTGAAGCACGAATGGACGAGCTTGGAGTGGACGGTGCTGGGTGGAGCAAAGATGTTGGAGAAGATTTACTAAACAATCTGTTTGATTGGGAAGCAATGACAACTTCAGATCTTACTTATTCATTGAAAGATAATTATGAAGAAATTGTCAATAATGCTTTAGAAAGTGCAAAACCTAGCGTAACTGATACTGCAAAAAATGTTGCATCAGCAACAGTAGACGAGTTTAATAATGGTGTTGAAGAATCAAAAGGAGCATCACTTGAGACGCTTGATAATTGGATGGGAGATGCAGGAAATGTTCTAACAGATAGTAGCGTTACGGATGATGCATCAAACAGTGCGAGAAATACGGTTGAAACATTTAATGCTGGAATCAGTAACAATACTGGAACAACTGTTGATACTTTAACCAGTTTTAGAACAACTATTACAGATAATATTGCACCAGCAAGTAGTGATATAGAAAATATAGGAAAAAATATTGTTGATGGCATTAGTAATGGTATGAATCTTAGATTGAAATCTCTTGGAGAGACTACTTCAAAGATTGCCAATACAATAGTGGAAACAACAAGAAGTAAATTGGATATACATAGCCCATCAAAGGTAATGAAAGCACTTGGTAATTATACAACTGAGGGATATTTAATTGGATTGAATAACAAAGTTGGTGATGTGAAAAGTGCTTTATCCAATATGGTAGAGCCGGTTACAATGGAGCCGGTATCTGCCAGAAAATTTGTTGCCAGGGAGAAAGTTGCTATGGCGAGCATTACCGCACCAAGAAATACGGTAAGTACAGATGCTATAATGCAAGGATTTATGGAAGAGATGAAACCGGCTATTACCGAAGCGGTTTTTGAAGCAATGATGGCTAATTCCAATAGCAGCACTGGTGAAAAGAATGCTCCTACTGTTGAGGTTACACTGAAAGCAGATAATGAAACACTTTATAAGATGGTGAAAAAGGGCAAAGAGAGTTACAATCGAAGATACCATATTGTAGAAGATATGGGGTAAATACTATAGTTGAAAATGCTCCTATAGTGTGATATGATTTTTCTATCACATTATGGGAGGTATAAAATGGGTTTTTTTAGAGCAAACAAATTTATTGATGGATATTCAAAGTTGGAAATTGGAATGCCGAAGGAAAAGGTTTTGGATTTATTAGGGAAACCTAATGGACAAAAAGTAAAAGATGGTGAAGAAATCCTTGTTTGGTTAAATTCTGAATTCAAAGGGGCTTTACGAGGGGGAACAATAGAACGCCGGATAGAAGTAACTTTTTCAGATAATAAGGTTACTGGATACGATGGACAGAATATTTCTGCAAGTGCGTGGTAAAGTCGATATTTTATTGTTCTATCACATTATGGGAGGAAAATATGAAAAAAAGAACAAAAGAAAATATTTTAATGTTTTTATGGGCTATAGTTTCCATCGCACTATTATTCCAGTGTAGATTTGTTGGCATAGAGATATACAAAGTTGTTGAGTATTCAGGATATCCACTAGAAAGACTTTATACATCGATGTTTTTAGTGCTGGGTGTATTAATTATCTTTGAAATTGTTTTTGCAAACATTTCGATAGATATACTTAGAAGAAGAGCGAGAGAAGAGACCAAGAATATAGAGTGACGAGAGAGTAACGCAAGAGGCATCCTAACGGGTGCCTTTTGTATTGACATTTTCAATAAAACAAATTATTATAATAAAAAAATAAATATCAGCTTGAATTAGTGAGGTCTGGAAATAAAGTGCAAAACCAGAAAAGTACGGTTATATGCCGTCCTAGTTTGATTAAGTCCGTAGCAGGTAACATCAAACATAGGGCGGCTTTTTGTTTATCTAAAGATATTATGATGTTGAGTGTACGCCGGATGACTATATTTGAATGAATTTGAAAGGTTTCTGTATATGAGAAAAAATGAAATTAAATTATTTAGTAACAAAGAACTTGGCTTTTCAGCACGAACAATGTTAAACGAGGACGGCAGTATTTCCATTAATGCTGAAGATACTGCTAGAGGATTTGGATGGACAAAAACAGAAAATAAGAATGGTAAAGAGTATACTTCAATCAGATGGGAAAGAATGAATGGATTTAGCACAGAATTTGGTTTCGCCCACGAGTGGGGGAAAGATGATTATATACCAGAATCGCTTTTCTACCGCCTTGGAATGAAAGCAAGTAACAAGGCAGCGGACAAGTTTCAGAACTGGCTTGCGATGGAAGTTATTCCAAGCATTCGCAAACATGGAATATATGCAACAGACAATGTCATTGATAATATTTTAAATAATCCGGATTTTGGAATTGAATTATTAACCAGACTAAAGTCAGAAAGGGCAGCAAGGATTGCGGCAGAAGAAGAAAAGGAACGATTACAGGAAGAACTTGATTATAGCAAGGACTGGTATTCGATTAAACGTGTTGCTGCAATGAATGGCGTGGAGTGGAAAAAGTTTAAATGGCGCAGGCTTAAAGAAAAGAGCATTGAACTTGGATATGGTGTAAAGAAGATTTTCGATGCAAATTATGGCGAAGTCAATACATATCATAGAGATGTGTGGGAAGCAGTATATCCAGAATATGAAATTTAGAAAATAGAGCACTTACCCTTGGTGAGTGCTTTTCACATATATAGAATTTACCGGCTATTGTTTGAAATAGTCGTAAACCTAAAAGAATTGTAGGTAGGTGGACAATATATGGCAATGATATGGGTAAATGGTGTGGTTATTAAAACGCCAACATCTTTTAGCTGGGGACTGCAGGATATATCAGATTCAGATTCCGGAAGAACGCAGGATACCATAATGCATAAGAATAGAGTTGGGCAAAAACGTAAGATTTCGCTAACTTGGGATAATGCAACGAAAGAGGATACGGCTGCTATATTACAGGCATTTAATCCGGAATATGTAGATGTGACTTATCCGGATGCAATGAGTGGCAAAGATGAGACAAGAACATTTTATGTGGGTGATAGAACTGCACCTATGAAAATGTGGACGATTAATAAGAAAATTTATTCTCAAATCAGTTTTAATATAATTGAGAGATAGAAAGGCAGGGGTACGATGTTAGATTTATCAACTGAATTTAAGCAGGAAATGTATAATGACAACCGGAACTTTCTACCTTTTTTGGATATAACGCTTCTTAGTGGAAAAGTATTGCATATTACAAAGGAAAAGGTATGGGAAAATACCTTTAAGATTGAAGATGCTACATCCAGTCAAAATAAATTTACTATTGGTGCAGCAGTCACTGGAAAGCTGAAAGTTACGCTAAATAATATTTATGATGATTTCAGTGATTATGATTTTGCCGATGCAACAGTAATTGCTTATGTTGGGTTACAGCTATCAAACACCATTGAAAAAATCCGGGTCGGAACATACATAGTTGATGAGCCTAGCTATGATGGCTCAACAATCACATTATCTTGTATTGATTATATGAGTAAGTTTGATAAAGCATACTCTAACAGTACATTAAGCTATCCGGCAACTATTTCTGCTATATTGGCAGATGCGTGTAGCAATTGTGGAATTTCCATGTTGAGTGCAAATATTCCAAATGGAAAATATACGGTAAAGAATCGACCGGATGATAAAGCAATGACATTTGGTGATATTGTTGCCATGGCTGCGCAAATATCCGGTTGCTGGGCGAAAATGGATGCCTACGGAAGATTAAAACTTGATTGGTATAATATGTCAGCATTTGAAATCAACTCTGCGTTGGATGGTGGAACTTTCCAGACAACAACAAAGCCGTATTCCGATGGGGATGATGCGGATGGTGGTAATTTCAAGGATTATTCCAGTGGAGATAACATTGATGGCGGTACATTTACCGACCAGAAGACATATCATCATATATTTTCAACAAAATCTTTTGATGTATGCACAGATGATGTAGTAATTACCGGTGTAAAGGTAACAGAAGTATTCGATAAAACAGACACGCAGAAGAAAGCAACGTATCTTGCCGGTAAAGAAGGGTATGTAATTGAAATATCCGGCAATGATTTGATTCAAGAGGGAACAGCTAAGACAGTAGCAACGTATTTATACAAGCGTATTGGTGGAATGAGATTCAGACCGTTGACAGTATCAACACTTGGCAATCCGGCTGTAGAAGCAGGGGATGTGGCTTATGTTACTGATAGAAAGCAGAATACTTATCAGGCATTTATATCCACTCGGACATTTACTCTTGGTGGTAGCCTAAATATATCCTGTGATTCTGAAACACCGGCGCGAAATAAAACAACACAATTTACGCAGTTCACCAAGGCAATTGTAAAAGTCAGAAATGAGAGTAAAAAGCAGTTATCTTCTTACGATTTAGCAGTGCAGCAGCTTACCAATCTGATGACACAGTCATTTGGTGTATTCAAATCAGAGGAAATATTAGAAGATGGCAGCATTGTTTACTATATGCATAATAAGCCGGAGCGTGCGACCAGTTCTACTATATGGAAAATGACAGCAGATGCTTTGGCAGTATCCACAGACGGCGGTAAGACATGGAATGCTGGTATTGATTCATCTGGTAATGCAGTTGTAAATGTTCTGAATGCTATCGGGATTAATGCGGATTGGATAAATGCCGGAGAAATAACTGGTGTAAGTATAAATATTGGTAATGGTGTATTTGTTGTAGATAAAGAAGGGGCTGTTACAATTAAATCTGGGAATTTCAACATTGGTGGAGGAGTATTTAGTGTAGATTCCAATGGAAATTTAACTTCAAAATCTGCATCTATATCAGGTGGAGATATTACCTTAAGTTCGGATATTCAATATGACTCAAAACTTAATTTGGTACGGACATATAATGGAAAAACATATGGAAGCGTGAATTTAGCGGCAGATTTAATTAAAATGACAAACGGAACAGGAAAATGTATTAATATCACTACTAGCGGTTCTCAATTTGATTCGCTTTATATTGGCAAGTCAGATACTCCGGTAATGCACAACTATTCATTATTGGTGGATGGAGATGCAAGTATAAAAACAAATTTGATAGTATCAGGCACAAAATCCAGAGTGGTTAATACAGAAAATTATAAAGACCGACTTCTATATTGTTATGAAACACCCTCTCCTATGTTTGGTGATATAGGAGAGGGAACCATAGATGAAACCGGTAAATGCTATGTTTATATCGACGATGTATTTGCAGAAACAATAGATACAGAAGTTCAGTTTCAGGTGTTTTTGCAGAAATACGGTGATGGGAGTATTTATGTAAGTGAAAGAACACCGTCATATTTTGTTGTAAGTGGAACTCCGAATATGAAGTTTGGATGGGAATTAAAGGCTATTCAAAGGGAGTATGACACTATGCGTTTGGAAGAGTCCTCGGCATTTCCTGATGATGCAGATAACGAGGATAGTGCAGCAGAAACCTATAATTATTTAACATCATTGTTATATGATGTGGAAAGTGAGGAAGTATCATGAAAAATATTAAAGGATTTGCAGTAGCATCGGATGGGAACATGAAAAGAATTGCCATTACATTTGATGAAATCAGTGATACCGGCAAGGTAATTAATTCCAATGTTAAAATGAATCGAATTATCACAGATGAAAACGTGCTTGCTGCAGTTTCAACACTTGAGCAGTATGGTCAGATTGTTATTGATGAATAGAGGTGATTCAATATGGCAATTCAGATGAGAAAAGGGTTAAAGGCAGATTTCGACCCAACAAAGATGTTGCCGGGAGAATGGGCAGTATCTATCGACAGTGATACAAGTAATCAGATTGTATGGATGTGCTTTGCAGCCGGCGTCGTAAAACGTATGGGGACATATGAAGATTTTAAAGCACAGATCAGAGATGCTACTAAGGATATTCGAGATGAATATGTAACTGAATTCAATTCAATTCTTGAACGGATAGATAAATTAGCTGACACAACACAGAAGAATACAGATACCATTGTTAAGATACATGATGATATAGTAAATACCTATTTACCACAGATTATCGAGAATGCCAATATTGCCGGTTCTTCGGCAACAACAGCAGTAAATAATGCTGCATTATCTAAAAGCTATGCAGTCGGTGGGACTGGTACACGAACCGGTGAAGATACTGATAACAGTAAATATTATAGCGAGCAGTCACAGGCAAGTAGCCAGACAGCACAATCTTATGCAGAGCAGGCAGAAGCAGCAGGGGATGAAGCTATAAACAGGATAAATGAAGCCTTATCACAGAATGTTCCACAATTTACGATTGATTTTACAACCGGGCACCTCAAATATGAGGGTGGTCGGTTCAATTTTGCAGTACAGAACACAACAGGACACTTATTATGGGAGGTGGCAGTCTAAATGAATGATGCGGGAAAGATAGCGTTTACTCCAAAAGGGGATTACAGCAGTGCGGTTACATATGAATATCTCGATACTGTTGTATATAACGGAAACGCCTATGCTGCGCTTAAGACAACAACCGGTAATGCACCGGAAGAAGGCAGTGAGTATTGGATATTGCTTGCAAGAGGTGGCACATCTGTTCCAGTAGCGACAGAAGGTACCGAAGGAGTAGTAAAAGCCAGTGATGATATTGGAGTAGATTCAGATGCTAAAATGATTCTTAGAACAGATTTTACACCACAGGAGAATCTAACGGAACTTGAAAGTGGAGAATCCAGAAATACATTCTTTGGAAAAATTGCAAAGGCTGTGAGTGAACTAATAAGCCACATTAATGTAAAAGCATCAACAAGTGCAACAGGTCATGTTAAATTAAGTGATTCATCCGCAGTCACAGACAGTACCGGATTGGCATTGCCGGCAACGGAAAAAAATGCCTCTATATCTGGCACAATGGCTAATCAGATCAACACACTAAACACGAATGTAAACAAGAAGCAGGATGCATCTACTGCAATCACAGCATCAAATATAAGTTCGCAGAGTGTCAAGTATGCGACCAGTGCCGGAAGTGCAAATGCAGTAGCGTGGAGTAAAGTGACGGGTAAACCAAGTAGTTATACACCGGCTAGTCATAACCATGCAGAGCAATCTTTGAATCCGGCATCATTAGAAATTAGCGCAGTTACACCATTTATAGACTTTCATCATAATAAGTCCTCAAAGGACTATACAACAAGAATAATTGATGGTGGCGATGCATTGTGCTTTTTGAATGCGGTAAATAATAGTTTCATGTTTCAAGGATATCAAAATCATGAGGTAGTAATTACTGCGGTGGGGGAATTCAGTGCACATAATGATTCTTGCATATTAAGAAGTCCTTATAATGTTCAGTGTACTAGCCTTGCTGGTAATACTTACATTCCTGTTTTTGGTGCATCCTTCACGAATCCTTCCTCAAGACTGGTAAAGGAAAATATTATTAATATGTCGGAAGAGGAAGCAAAAAAGATATTATTACTTAATCCGGTAGATTTTGATTATATTAAGGAATTTGGCGGAGAGAAGAATCAGAGAGGACTAATTGCAGAGGATGTTCTGAATATTATCCCATCCTGTGTTACTGTTCCTGATGGATATTCAGAAGAAGAGTTCGATGCAAGTAAAGGAATTAAGAATAAGGTACTTGCAATTGATTATTCAAAATTGGTTCCATACCTTATTAAGATGGTGCAGATACAACAGGAAGAAATTGAAGCGTTGAAGCACGCATAGCGTAGCTGATACGTTTCTTTTTTTATAAAAAATTTAAGGAGGAAAAGAAAATGAACAGCAACACAATCAAAGCAATCATAACAGCAGTAACGGGGTTCTTATCATCCCTGCTCGGTATACTTTATGTACCGGTATTACTTATGGTTGCCTGCAACATTATTGACTATGCGACAGGTATCTTCGCATCAAAGTATCGTAACCAGCCGGTGGATTCATACAAGGGATTCCGGGGAATTGCAAAGAAGATTTCCATGTGGCTTCTGGTGGTGGTTGGAGCAATTGTTGACCAGTTACTGAAATATGCAGCTGCTACAATTGGAATCACAATGCCGATTACATTTCTCATAGCGTGCGTGGTAGCCATATGGATTATATGCAATGAAATCATCAGTATTCTGGAGAATATCAAGGATATAGGTGCACCGGTTCCACCGTTTTTACTACCATTGTTGAAAAATCTGAAATCACAGGTGGAAGAGGTCGCAAAGACAGAAGAGAAGGAGGAAGAATAAGATGAAAATTGGATTAAACGCAGGACATACACTTTCAGGAGCAGGAAGTGGAACAATTGGAGTTATTTCAGAGAGTACAGAAACAAGAAGAGTCTGCAACAGATTGACAGAGCTTCTTACAACAGCCGGGGTGCAGGTGGTACCATGTACAGTAGATTCCGCACCAACACAGGCAGCATATTTACAGAAAGCGGTAGCAATGGCAAATGCAACTGACCTTGATTATTTTATCAGTGTTCACTTTAACAATGATGCTGCAAGAGCAGGACACGGAGTAGAGGTGTATACATACAAGGGCAGACAGTATCCTGATGCTGTAGAGGTATGCGAACACATTGCAGCACTTGGATTTACGAACCGTGGAGTAAAGGCCGGAAGTGGATTATATGTTATCCGTAAAACAAAGGCGAAGGCAATGCTTATTGAGGTTTGCTTTGTGAATAATCCGGATGCAGCACTGTATGAACAGAAGTTCGAAGAGGTATGCAGAGCAATCGCATACGCTTTATCTGATTATGTAGCGGCTGAATCGAAGCCAGTTGCACCGATGGAACTGCCGGAGAAGAAAAAGTATGTGAAAGTGCTGGTGGATAATTTGGCGGTTAGAAAAACATTAAGCTGGGATAGTAGTGCTGTTTCTGGAAGAGTGGCAAAGAATGAAGTCTTTACAATCGCAGAAGGACCTATTAAAGTGGGTGGCAGCAGCATGTATAAGCTTATTTCCGGGTTATACATTACTGCAGCAAGTAAGTATGTATCAGTCTATGAAAAGTAGAGAGTTGAACTCATCCGGAAGTGGCTGAATCATCAGTAAAAATATTATAGCCGGTACAAAAAAGTGCCGGCTTTTTTCTTTGGAAGAAAATAACTTCATAGTTTCTCTTTACAAAACAAATGTTCGAATATATAATAAAGACACCAAAGAAAAAAGGAGCAAAACACATTGAATAGTATTCTAAGAACCAGCATCCCGGTCCAGATGATTTCGTGCACTGATACGGATGGAAAGATAACACCAATGCGGTTCCGGTTTAAGGACATAGATGGCAGTATAGTATCTGTCACGATAGATAAAATTTTAAAAAGAGAAAATTTGACAAGGCTTATTGGAATTAAGTACCAATGTACAGCTATTATATATGGTATGGAGAAAGGCTTTACGCTTCAATACAATTATTCTATGCATGAGTGGAAAATGATTGAAATAAGTCAGCAGGAAGTCTAATATTATTTTTTTCAAATTCATACATACTACTTACATATACACAAATGGTGGAGGTAGTAGTATGGCAAAAATGAAATTGTGGAATATTCGAAGTGAACGAAATATTACCACTAGAGAACTGGCAAATTTATCTGGAATTAGTAAATCTGAAATCAACAATATTGAAAATGAAAGATATTCACCAAGACTCTCTCAGCTTGAAAAACTTGCTGCAGCATTGGACATGGGAATCGTGGATTTATTCGATTCGGAGTATAAATATGCGCCTAAATAAAGAGTCTTGTCCACAACCGTGGACAAATTCACAAAAGTAAAGACAAATAATGGAAAATATAATATAATGCTCATATGTAGTAACAGGGGAGAAAACGGAAAAATTATTTAGCTTAATAGCTTTTCTTTAAAAAAAATAAAAAAATGGTCGAAATAGGGGAGAAAAACCTTTTTTTATTTTATACAATGATTACGTCACCGATGAAATCGCAAATATACAGCAGGAGAGGGAGATTTTTATGAATTCTAAAGAAAACATTGTGAAAGAAGAAAACACGTATATGTCAAACCAAGAATATCGAGAAGAACTACGAAAAATATTTGATGGTATTAATGAAAATTACAAACTGCGTTGGTTCTATTCGTTTGTAAGAGAAAAATTAAGGAGTAGCAACTAAGGCTACTCCTGGTCTTTGGCATTATGCTCGGATAATGCTTTCGCTTGAACTTCAAGAATATTTAACATTCCTGGGTTTAATTTTTCCGCATAAGCAAGTAGACGCATCAGTTGTGGATTTTTGCTTATTCTCGCTAATAGATATTCATTCCCAGCGAGAAAGTTTCTGTCTATTCCATATTTATCAATAAGTGCATCTATTAATTCTTGAGAAATACAATCATCTTCATGTAAGGCACTCACTTCTGTTTTGCAAAACTCTTTATAGTCTAAATTATCTATAATGTAATCGTTGCGATTAATTTCTATTGAAAAAGAAGATTGCAAATATTTTTCAAACGCAGTCATTTTCTGCTCTAAACTATTCCGATAACTTCTAAATTCAAAGATACTATCAGTACGCTCTTTATCAGCAATAGAATACGGTTTAAAGAAAGGGTATTTTTCTTTTATCTTTAAAAATCGCTGATGGAATAACTCATGTTCTTTTCTTGATTGTGTTGAAAGAGGATCGTCTCCAAATCCGCATACAGGGCATATCGAAAAAATAGTATTTCCCAACAAATAGTCTGTTGTCACATTTAGAAACTCTGCAATTTTTACTAGTCTATCTGACGGAAATTTTCCCTCTTTTAATTTTCTTATATATCCATTCCCGAACCCACATGAGGTTTCCAATTTCGAGATAGGTATTTTCTTTTCTTTGCACAATTTCTTTACCAACTCAACGCTATCCATAATTACCTCCAAAAATAAATTTAGAAAAAGGTCTAAAAAATGCTTGACAAATTAGAGATAACTCAATATACTTTATTTAGACTTAATTCTAAATAAAAAAGAGATACCTCTAAATATTAACTCTGGACAAGTATATTTTAGAGTATTCTCTAAATATTGTCAAGGAGAAAAGTCTAAATTTAGAGAAATGGAGGTCTAAAAGTGCTAGAAAAAGTAAAAAAAATAGCAAAAGAAAAAGGTTTAAGTATAGCTGCGTTGGAAAACAAAGCTGAAATTGGAAACGGCACAATTAGTCGCTGGGACAAAAGTAAGCCGAATCTTAAATCTTTAGAAAAGATTGCGACGGTACTGGGTGTCCCGATTGCAGAATTGTTGGACAATGATGAACAAATGGAGGATGAATGAATTGGAAACAGGCAAAATGCAGACGCCAATCGAAATTGTACTTGGTGTTGACGAAAATGGAATGACTACCGCAAGAAAGCTGTATGCGTTCTTGGAATTGGCACAGGGACAGTTTTCGAGATGGGCGAAATCAAACATTGTTGATAATGAATTTGCCACTGAAAATGAGGATTACTGGGGGTTCGACATCAATGTCGAGGGTAACAAAACGCAGGATTACAAACTCACAGCCCATTTTGCAAAGAAACTTTCCATGAAAGGAAACGTAGCGAAAGCGGAAGAAGCACGCGATTATTTCACAACTCTGGAAGAACGTGTAAAACAAAAGGTAATCGACCTCAACCAGTTATCGCCAGAATTGCAGATGTTTCAGAAAATTTTCAATTCTGTAGCGGAACAGCAGTTAGAACAGAAACGGCAGGCAGAGCAGTTGAATCATGTGGAACAGAGAGTTGAGAGCATCCGGGAAGTGGTTGCACTTGATACGACATCATGGCGTGATGATACTGGAAACATTTTAAGAAAAATCAGCATGGAGCTTGGTGGCGGACAGGCGTATAGCCAAGTGAGAGCAGAAAGCTACGAACTGCTGTCAAAGCGGATGGGCGTAAACCTGAAACAACGGCTGACCAATAAGCGCAGAAGAATGGCTGACGAGGGTATCAGTAAATCAACCAGAGACAAATTATCTTATGTGGATATTATTGCAGAGGATAAGAAGCTGGTCGAAGGGTATACAGCCATTGTAAAAGAAATGGCAATCAGATATGGAGTTGGAAAGGATTAATGGAAAATAATGAAAGAATCCATTTATAAGTACATATTCAAGAGAAAAGACATGCCAGAGCCATTGTATAGTGTAAAGCATATGCTCAATGTTTATGGGTATGAAAAATACGTTAATAGTGCCTGCAGTAGAATTGCGGATGCTGATTTACTAGATGGAGAACATGTTCAAATTAATTTTTTAGAGTTTCCAGATATCCTTTTGGACTACCGCGGAGTTTATGGGTGCGAAGATATTCTTTTAGGATACATCGACATTAAAGATTTGGAAATAATGGAAGAAATAATTTTATCAAAACATCAGCTAATAAGGATACAGAATATCACGCTGGAGTTTCTTAGAAATATGCCATTATTCAGGATACTTAAAATGATAAAAGATTCCATCAATAGCGATTCAAAAGAAGTAAAAGAAAAGAGGAATGATGTCATTAAGCTAAGTGTTTCAGAAATTATAGCTAGAAGTTTGATAAACATGATAAGTCAAAAGGTGTTGGATTTGTTTTGGAATATTGTTTGCAAAATCAAATATAGAAATATCCTTTCAATATTGCAAAAATTTGGAAAGGAAAAAGGTGAATAATATGAAAATTAAAAAATTTTCATTTGTTGTGGAAGCCGTCGGAATGGCAATTCTTTTCACAAGCATGAGTTGCGATATTACCGAAAATCCGATAGTAGCCGTTCCATTTATTTTTGGATTATTAATTTTAGCATTAGGTGCAGTGCTGGAAAGGAGCTTTAAGGATGCAGAGAAAATCATTGAGAAAGATAGTCGCGCTTATCGTTGTAGTAGTGACGATGACATTGTCTGGCTCGACTTTGAAGATAGAAGCGGAACCGGCAGACACATGGATATGTGATGAGTTTCTTCCTTATATTAATGTAATTTCAAATCAGTATCATCTTTGCCCGGAAATGGTAATGGCAATCATTGAACACGAAAGTAGTGGACAGGTTAATGTATCAAATGGTAATTGTAAAGGTTTGATGCAGATTTATGAGAAGTATCACATGGACCGTATGAAGAAACTTGGTGTGACAGATTTATATGATCCATACAGCAATATACTTGTGGGGTGTGATTATCTGGCAGAGCTATTTAGTGAATATGAGGACATGGGAACGGTTCTTATGGTATACAATGGCACCAAAAATGCGGTAAGCCGTGGAGATGCTGCAGATTATACAACATATGCATTGGGGATAATGGAAAGGACGTATGAACTTGAAGAAATACATGGGAAACACCAAATCAGTCAAACGTCAGTTGGCTAATGAATATATCAAAGAGATATACAAAAAGAGAAAAGGAATCCCACAACCGACCAAAGCAGAGGATTCCCAATCAAAGCAATAGCATAAGCTATTTGCGCCTATTTTAACATACTTAAAGGAGAATTTCAAACATGGACAAACTTTTAGAGAATAATAATGTAGAACTTGTAGGCGAAATTGTATCTGATTTCAGATTTAGCCATGAGGTATACGGTGAAAGATTTTACCTTGTGGATGTAGCTGTAAAACGGACGAGCGAAACAATTGATTACTTACCACTTTTGATTTCGGAATATTTGATTGATGTAAATAAAAATCATATTGGTGAAATCATTCATGTAACCGGACAGTTCCGTTCCTATAACAGACATGAGGAACTTAAGAACCGGCTGGTTCTCTCTGTATTCGTCTTGGAGATTGAATTTATTGAAGAAGAGACAGAGGAGATGAAGAGCAACCAGATTATTCTGGATGGCTACATCTGTAAGGACCCGATTTACCGTAAGACTCCTCTTGGAAGAGAAATTGCAGACCTGTTGGTGGCAGTAAACCGTTCCTATAGCAAATCTGATTATATTCCTTGTATCTGCTGGAGTAGAAATGCACGTCATGCATCTGGACTTCCGCTTGGAACACACTTAAAAATTACCGGACGCGTCCAGAGTCGGGATTATATCAAGCGTCATTCAAATGGTGAGGAAGAAGAAAGAAGAGCATATGAGGTTTCAGCATCAAGAATTGAGGTGATTTCAGATGAGAAATAGAGCAATTAATGCATTGATTGAGATGGGAATGTCGGCTAGCTTGAGAGGATTTTATTATATTGCAGACGTCATGGAATTATATCACGAAAGAAAAAACGATTATATGAATATGGCCGCAACATACAATCAGATAGCCGAAAAATATGGTATTACATGGCGTTGTGTTGAACATTCAATTCGCAATGCTTTTAACACATTAATGAAAAAAGGAAATAGAACGGCAATAGAAAAGTATTTATCATATGACAACACCACAAACAAAAATTTATTACGCTTATTTCATTTAAGACTGGAACAGGAATTGGAGGAATAAAATTATGCGAATTATTTTAAAATCATTACACATTGAGAATTTTAAAGGAATTAAAAGTCTTGAAGTGAATTTCTCAAATAAAACAAGTATTAAGGGGCAGAATGCAGCCGGAAAAACAACTATCTTTGATGCTTTTACCTGGTTGCTTTTTAACAAGAATAGTGCAGGAGAGGAAAAGTTTAATGTTAGGCCTTTGGACAAGGACGGTAAGAAAATTGATAACGTAGAAATCAAGGTTGTAGGTGTATTGGACGTGGAAGGCAAGGAAGTAATGCTTTCTAAGGTGCAGAAGCAGAACTGGGTTAAGAAGCGTGGAACCGACACCGTGACTTTGCAGGGGAACCCAAATTCATATGAGATTGATGGTTATCCGAAAAGTGAAGCTGATTTCAAGGCATATGTTTCCGAGCTGTCGCAGAGTGAAGATATGTTCAAGTTACTGACCAATCCACAGTATTTTTCTTCTCTGAAATGGAAAGAGCAGAGAGATATTTTAATAAAACTTATAGCAGAGGTTTCAGATATGGAACTTGCACAGACAGATTCACAGTATGCTCCATTGCTTAGTGAATTGGAAAAAGCACCATCCACAGACGATATTCGTGCTAAGTTTTCCAAAGCACTTACAGAATGGAAGAAAAAACAGGCTGAAATTCCGGTCCGTATTGATGAAGCCGAGAAATCCAAGGTTGATGTGGATACTGCAGAGCAGGAGTTATTAAAGACTGATTTGGAACGGCAGATTAAAGAAATTGAGTTGCAGATGAAATCTTCATCCAAGGTGATTGATGATTTAGAGCAGCAGAAATTCGAATTACAGTTTGAAATTAATGATTGCAAGCGCAAGGCAAATGAATCACTTATTAAAGAGCGGCGGTCGTTGGATGACAGAAAGGATGAAGCAACAATAAAATTCAATGATTTACATAAACAGATTACAAAACTGGAAAGTGAAATTGTTGAAAAGAAAAAGAGAATTCCTACATTGGAAAGCGAAAAAGCAGAACTTGGAAAGCAGTATATGAGTGAAAAGGAAAAGACTTTTGATGAATCATCGTACCTGTTTGATGAATCTAAGTGGAAATTTGATGAATCAACTACAGTCTGTTCATTATGTGGACAGCGGTTGCCAGAAGATAAAATTGAGCAGTTGAAGACTGATTTTGAAGAGAAAAAAGCAAAAGCAAAAGAAGATGCTGCAGAACGCTTAAAAACAATAAGAGAATCATTTAACAATCAAAAGGTTGCAGAATTGAACCGGATTGCTTCTCTTGGTACTGATAAGAAATCAGAAATTGAAATAATGAAATCTGATATTGAAGATGCAGAAAAGAAACTTCCAGAACTTCGTGAGCAGGAAACAGAACAGATGAAAATTAAAAATGAATGTATAAAAAAACTATCAGAGTTGCCAGAAGAAGCTGATTTGAGCACCAATGAGGACTACAAAGCATTGATGAAGAAAAATACTGATTTGCAGTCACAGATTGATTCTGCGAGAGCAAACAGCATTGATACATCGGAATTAGAATCGAAAAAATTAGAATTGGAAGCTGCATTAGAAGATGCAAAAACAATCATTGCACAGGCTGCTAAGAATGTTGAAATTGATGAGCGCATTGCACAGCTGCAGGCAGAGCAGAAAGAAATCGGACAGAAAGTTGCAGACCAGGAACAGATGCTTTATCTTTTAGAATCGTTCATCAGATATAAGTTGGACAAGGTTTCAGATTCTATCAACAGTCATTTCAAAACGGTTAATTTCAAACTCTTCGAAATTCAGTTAAATGGCGGCATGAAAGACTGTTGTGAGTGTACAGTAAATGGCGTTCCGTATTCGACTTTGAACAGTGGTCACAGAATCGTAGCAGGACTTGATATTATTCAGTCTCTTAGTGAGTTATACGGTGTAAGCGTGCCGATTTTCGTTGATAACGCGGAATCGCTGAATGAGTTCAATGTGCCGGATATGGATGCACAGTTAATTCTTTTGAGCGTTTCCGAGGATAAGCAGTTGAAAGTTGAAGCTATGTGATATGGACTATCCAATAAATGCAAAGGCAATCGAAATCATTGACAAATACATAGAAGCAGGGGAAACGCTTGAGCCTGGAACTGAAAGGATTTGCATGGCTACATTCAAAACCATGTGCGAAGAAGTATTTAATGAGAAATGTGTTATGCGCTTGGTACATAGAAAGGGCGAAGAACCTATGTTCACCGAGTGGGATGTGAAATACGATACATATTTTCAAGGCAACACGTTTTATTCGTTTTCTTTTCTTGGTGGCAGATTCGGTTCCGGGTATCGGTACTTTCTGAAAGGCAAGTGCGAATTATATTTTGAAAAGCACGCAAGACAGATAATAAGCCTGTTTCTTTCGGAAAGATGCATCAGTATCGAAGATGCAATACTTAAAACGGACTGTTTCTTAGAACTGTGGAATGTATTTGAAAAATGGTTCGATGATAGGAGAAATAAATTCATGGAGAATATGAAAACAGATATTCAAGAGATTCGGAGTATGTCAGCAAGGAAAACTCCGCAGTCACATGGCGGTGTGGCTAATCTACTGAAGGTTCTGACAAAGACAATGGAAAAGCAAGGTTCTGATATTACAAGTATTGCAAAGGTGCAGTATGCGATATGCGTACAGGCAGGAATCTATATTCCGGACGAGTTCATCAGAGATGTTGCGGTTACATTGGATATGCCAATTAACAATGCAGAAAACGAGGGTGCCGAATGTCGAGAGTTGGAATAGGCAACAACATCACACAGCCGGATGCACAGTGTATGTCATGTAAGCGTTGGAAGAGTGCGAAAAAGAAAAACTTTATGGATTTTTCAGACGGACATTGTTCTCTTCCGTATTGTGAAAAAGATGCGAGAAATAAAGGAAAGAGAGGCGTGTATAAATGAGCATTGGAACATTAGGAATAATGGAGCGAATGTCGCAGAAGAATAACAAGGACTTAAAGGTTTCCCCATTATCCAATATCATATCTGCTCATAGTGGCAAGGACGGATGGGGAAATGTGGCAATCGCTATGCCAAATGAAATTGTTACAGGATTACTCACAAAGCCAGATGGCTATATTGGTGGATTATTGATTTGCAGTAAAGAAGAATTTGAAAAGGAAAAGAAAGTGGCGGAAAGCGAGGTAACAGAATGAATTATATCAAAGCAAAATTTCCAAACAGCACCAGAAGTTATACATACCGCACCGAGGATTCCGTAAAAGCCGGTGACATGGTTGTAAATGCCAAAGGTGCAAAGCTGACGGTTACGGATGAATCTGTGGATATGAAGTGGGTGGAAACCTATGGTGCTGATAAGGTGGCAGCAGTAAAGAAGTATGAGGAACCGGAGAAACGGTACATCATCGAGCGTGAGTTTGAACACGCAGGCTACAAATGTATTGTGATATTTGGCACTATTGGCCACAGATGCGGTTATGTCGGTATCCCAAAGAACCATCCGTTATACGGAAAGGATTACAGTGATTACCTTGAAATTAAGAAATCCGATGTTGGTGACAGAGAAGTAAGTGGAATTTTCCCTTTGCTTGGTGCTTGCATGGATGAAGATGAAAGAATCCGCATTGAAGCATATTTCCAGTGCCACGGTGGTATTACATACGCAGGCGGTGGAGAACATTCAGATTATCCAATCGAAAGTGATTTGTGGTGGTTTGGATTTGATTGCGGACATGCAGGAGATAAGTCGGACTTGGATTATGCGATACAGAAGTTTCCGGGCCATATAAAAGAGTATCAACTACGAAAAATGGTTGAAAGTAAATATCCGATTGATGATGTTATCCGCACCGAAGAATATGTTGCGGATGAGTGCAAGAATTTAGCGGAGCAGTTAAAAGAATTTGAAGAAAGCGAGGAAAAATAATTATGGCAGAAACAAAGAAACAGGAAGTAGCAACAAAAGGAAAAGAGCAGGCGAGCCTTGTTGTAAATAATGCATTTGTGGATGGCTTGGTTGCGCAGTTGCAGCAAAAGGAGAAGTTTGGTCTTACTTTTCCTAAGGGATATAACTATGCCAACGAGTTAATGGGGGCATATCTCATTTTGAAGGAGACGCAGGATAACAATAAGAAATGCGTACTTGAAAGTTGTTCACAGGTATCTATCGCGAACACCCTCATGGATATGGTTACCATGGGATTGTCCATGCAGAAAAAGCAGTGCTATCCGGTAGCCTATGGTGGTAAGCTGCAGTGTCAGGTATCTGTCTATGGTAACACCTGCGTTGCAAGGAATTATGGCATGAAGAATATTGATGCAATGTGCATCTATGAGGGAGACGAGTTTAAATACCATATCGAGAACGCCCGAATTGTGATTGATTCCCATACGCAGGATTTCATGAACATCAACACCGACAAGATTATTGGTGCATACGCAATCGTGACTATGGATGATGATAGCCAGTATGTAGAACTGATGAATATTTCTATGATTAAGCAGGCTTGGAAACAGGGATTTGGTTATAAAGAAAATGGTTCTGGTACGCATCAGAAATTCACAGACCAGATGGCAATGAAAACGGTAAAGAATCGTGCGTTAAAGTACATTATCCGTACATATGGAACACAGATGCTTAATGATGCTTATGACAATGTAGAATCAACAGAAATGGATGATAGAACTTTAATGGATGTGGAGCATGATATTTCTGAAAATGCAAATACAGAAGATTTCTCGGTTGAGCCGGAAGTTGCAGAAACCGTAGAAGAACCGAAAATGGCAGAACCAGAGAAAGTTGAAGGTGAAGTTGTTGAGAATGATGATGTACCGGATTTCATGAAGTAGTGGTGTCTATGGAAGTTATTTCAGTTTTAGAGTCAATTCAGAAAGGAATGGCTGATAAGATTTACAACTTTTGCAAGGATGGGAAGTGTAGTCAGTGCGGAAGTTGTTGCAGTAACTTACTTCCCATGAGCCAAAAGGAAATTGATGTTATTCACCGGTATATTCGTAAGAATCATATCCAGGAGTGCAAACATCTGCTTCCTACTGTGAAGCAGCCATATGATATGACTTGTCCGTTTCTTGATACCGGAAAAAGGTGCGAGAAATGCCGTATTTATCCGGTACGACCGGAAATTTGCAAGCAATTTATCTGTGACAATGAGCAGAGGGAAAAGCGTAACCGAGAGTTGATAAAGCAGACACGAGGTATTGTTGATGTAAGAGAAGAATTTTTCGGAAAGTGAGGTGGTTTAAATGCCTGCAAAAACACATGGCGGAACCGGGACAAGATTGTATCGCATATGGACAAACATGAAAGCTCGTTGTTATAGGAAAACTGCCAAAGAGTTTGAAAATTATGGAGGTCGTGGAATTGCGGTATGTGACGAGTGGAGAAATGATTTTGTTGCATTTCGTGATTGGTCTTTTGAAAATGGGTATGAGGATAATTTGACGATAGATCGAATAGATAATAGTCTCGGATATTCTCCGAAAAATTGCCGCTGGATAACGAACGACGAGCAGCAATGCAATAAGCGCGTTAATGTTAATTATACGTGTTTTGGTAAGACACAGTGTCTTGCTGAATGGTCAAAAGAAACAGGCATTGGATATAAGACATTACAAGGAAGAATACAATCAGGTGTGCCTTTGGAGGTTGCACTTACAAAAGAAGTACAAAAGACAAATCTTGTAGATTTAAGTGGAAAAAGATTTTCGAGACTTGTGGTTATTTCACTTGCTCACACCAAGCATGGAGCTCATTGGATTTGCAAATGTGATTGCGGCAATGAAACTATTGTAAGAGGATATGCGCTTACGAGCGGAGCAACTAAAAGTTGTGGTTGTTTGCAAAAAGAAAATGCAAAAAACATGGGGAAAATAGGTGGAAAGTCGGCAAGTGAAAAAGCGAGACAAACAATTATTTTACAAATGGATGATAATCTTTCTGTTTTGCAATCATTTCATGGATTTGTAGAAGCAAGTGAAAATACTGGAATATGCAAGTCATGCATTGTTCGATCGGCAAATAGCAATTTTAGATTAAGAGCAGGAGGTTATTATTGGTCGAAAGAAGGTGTTTCACATTAAATTAATTGTGATTGGAAGTTCATCCGCTGGCAACTCATATGCCCTGATTACTGATAGTGGAGAAATCCTTGCAATCGAAGCCGGATGTAAATTTATGGACTTTAAGATAATGATTGATTGGAAAATCTCTGATGTTGTTGGATGTATTGTGAGCCACGAACACGGAGACCATGCGCGCTACATAAAAGATTTCATGCAGTCTGGCATCCCGGTTTATACAGCGTTTGAAACGCAGACCGCACTTGAAGTCATTACCGGAGAGCGTACGACAGCCATCTCGCCTAACAAATCGTGTCAAATCGGCAGTTTTACAGTAGTACCGTTCAATGTGCCGCATGACACAGAAATTGAGTGCTATGGCTATTTAATCAAGCATGAGGAAATGGGTAAGTTGTTATTCTTGACCGACTTGGAATATTGTAAATACGATTTTTCAAACCAGATGGTAAATCACATTCTTTGTGAAGCTAATTACGATATGCAGTTTGTAGACCGTGACGAACCGAACTATGAACACCGTCTACGAGGGCATATGAGCCTTGATACGGCACTTAAATTTATTTCTACTAACGATAACCCGGCATTGAGAAATGTCGTTCTAATACACTTATCAGATAAAAGCGGTAATCCCGCACTATTCAAACAAATGACAGAAGAAACAGTTAAATATGGAGCAAATGTTTATGTTGCGTGCAAAGGATTGGAAGTTGATATGAACCTTTGCCCGTTTTGAAAGGAGAATCATGGAAAAATTCTATATAGTGTCCAATGAACAGTTCCTGGAAGAAATTAGTGATTTCAGAATCCATTCAGAGGAAAGACGAAAATTAGCAAAAGAGTTCTTTGAGAGGAAGGAAATTTTAGGTCAATCCTATGATATTTGTGGTGATGGTTCAGTTAATAAACCTTTCCATGAATCTGAAAAGAGCCGTATCCGCTTATATATTGAGGATTGCAAGGAAAACAATGAAAAATTCGGTAATGAATTATTAAAGCCGACCAAGTGGTTTTGTGATTCGGATATAAAAATGCGAAGTTTCAGAGCCAATAGCAAGACATTAAAAGAGTTTCAGAACTTATGTATTGAGAGAAACATTGTAATCAATAATCATCCGATTTGTGAGGGAGATTATTTCGAAGAATTACATAGGGGTGGCTATGATGTTTCGAGATTCGAGTATGATGGCAAGATGTATCTGAGAATGAATACTTCAAGAAGTAGTATTACATCTGAATATGATGGCTTTGAGGAGATTAAGGGTAGTGAGTTCTATAAGGCACTTGAAGAGCTTAAGAAAGGAGAAGAAGCAAATGAATAAAGTGATTTTAATGGGAAGACTAACCAGGGATCCGGATATTAGATATTCCCAAGGCGAAAGAACAACGGCAGTTGCGAGGTTTTCTCTTGCTGTAGACCGTAGATTTAAACAGGAAGGACAGCCTAGCGCAGACTTCATCAACTGTTTGGCATTAGGAAAAAATGGAGAGTTTGTGGAGAAATATCTGCGTAAGGGAACGAAGGTTGTTGTTGGTGGTAGCTGGCAGACCGGCAGCTATACAAACAAGGATGGAAATAAGGTGTATACCAATGATTGTCTTGTTGAAAGCTGCGAATTTGCAGAGAGCAAAGCAGCTTCACAGAACAACCAGTCTGTAGATAGACCGGAACCTGCACCGGATGGCGATGGATTTATGAATATCCCTGACGGAATTGATGAGGAATTACCATTCAATTAAGTATGATTTGGCGGTTGCTTTGTGTGACCGCCTATCAATGAAAACTGTATGGTTGGTAAAAAGTATCGACCAAAACAATAAAAATCCTAATTTAGCCATTCTGTAATGTCAGAAGGGTATTTGAGAGGAAGTGAATGTAACGATGATGTTGATTGAGGACAAAGGACAGAAAGAGGGACAGCATATTCTTAAGAACCGCTACTTTGACTGCCACGACATAGAGGTTTTGCGCGCGCCGCTTCCGGTTGGTGATTATGTGATTGCCACGGATAAGGTGCTGGATGTTATTAAGCGTAAGACTGCAAGAAAGATGGAAGTTAAGAAAATGGATTTTCTTGGAAGTTATGATGTCTCTGTGGATACCAAAAAGGATATGCAGGAAATTATAGGCAACATTTGTGGCAAGGCGCATCCAAGATTCCGTGATGAGTGTATTTTGGCGCAGAACAACGGCATTAAGCTATATGTGCTTGTGGAGAACACAGACGGCGTAAAGACTATTGATGACGTGTTTAAGTGGCAGAATCCAAGATTACATAGATACAATCGTATTGCTTATATGCATAGAGAGGGGAAATGGCTTAATACCCCTTTACCAAAGGCAGAACCGACTTCCGGTAAAACATTAGCAAAAGCTATGCTTACAATGCAGCTTAAGTATGGCGTAGAATTTGTATTTTGCCGACCAGAGAAAGCCGGAGAAAAGGTTGTTGAATTGCTCGGAGGTAGTGAGAATGGCAGAGAATAAGCGATACTACTGGCTTAAGCTGATGGATGATTTTTTTGACAGTAAACGAATCAAGAAACTCCGGAAGATGGCTGGTGGTGATACTTACACGATTATTTACCTTAAGATGCAGCTTCTATCACTGAAAAAGGGTGGCTACTTAGAGTATTCCGGTTTGGAAGATGAATTTTACAAAGAGATTGCCCTTGATATTGATGAGGATGAAATCAACGTACAAGTAACGATTCAGTATCTTTTATCATGTGGGTTACTGGAAACATCTGATTCCATTGAGTACAAGTTGCCTTTTGTGCAGGATAACCTAGGAAGTGAGACCGCAAGCACTCGTAGAAGTCGGAAATCTAGGGAAAATGCACAAAAAATGTTGCAATGCAACAAACTGCAACAAAATTGCAATGTAGAGATAGATATAGAGAAAGATATAGATACAGATATAGAGAAAGAAAATATAAAAGAAAGCACATTTTCTTTTGATGGCGAAAAGGCATGGAATGACACTTTCGATTTATACCCCAAAAAAAGTTGTGCAGTGTTGGCCAGACAGTATTGGCTTAGAAAATTAAGCAACGTTCTTGAAGAAAATCAGAAAGAAGTAGCGGAACTGATATATAAGGCTACTAAATTATATTTGGAAGATTACACGGAGCGGAATCCGGAAGATACTCGATTCAGATTCCTTCCAAAGTATAATGATTGGTTGATAAATGAATGTGACTATTGGGTTTCTATAGTGGAGAAAAGGCAGCGAGGTGATGATAGTTGACCGAAGCAGAAATGGGTGTGATTGGAAGCATACTGATTGATAACGATTCACTTTCACAGATTTATTCAAATTTAAGACCAGATATGTTTGGATCTGAATTTTGTCAGGATGCATATAAACAGATACTTGCACTTTATGACCGGGGCGAAAATATAAATCTTATGTCACTGTCGCAGGCAATGGAAAATCACAAGTGGTCTTCGGAGCAGGTGTCAGCAGAATTAAAGGAATGTGTGTTATTAACACCAACATCAGTATCAATTAAAAGTTATGCGATAACCATTTCAAAGGATTATAAGACTAGAACGGCAAAAGAGTTGTTTCAGAGAGTGAGCCTTATGCCATGTGATATAGAAAATACAATTGCGGAAGTTTTAATAACACTTGAAAAGCTACAGGAGAATGAAACTCTGAAAGCTAAATCATTAAAGCAGATTGTCCAGGAATGCAAAGAGAATTATTTCAATGACCATGTAGGCGAGAAACTGCTAAAAACCGGATTTTATAAATTAGATGATTGCCTTGGTGGTCTTGAGGGTGGAGATGTAACGGTAATTGGTGCGAGACCTAGTGTTGGAAAATCTGCTTTTGTAACACAAGTGATTGGACAGATGGCAAAAAAAGGTTATAAAATTGGTTATTTCAACCTTGAAATGAATGAAAGCCAGGTATACGAGCGTTTTGTTTCAAGGTTGTCCGAAATAAGTTTGACGCGTGTTCGAAGGGCAAAATCCTTTCTTGGTGGTGAAAAGGAATCTTTTGATAAAGCCAATGAAGAAATGTCAGATTACAATGTGATAATTTCAACCGGTTCCAAAACCGTGGGAGAAATTAGAGCAGAAAGTCGGCATCAACAATTCGAGGTAATTATTATTGACTATTTGCAGTTAATTAAAGCAGACAGGAAATTTGCTAATAGAGCATCAGAGGTTGGAGATATTTCTAAGGCAGTTAAAGCTTTGGCAATGGAATTGCATGTACCAATTGTTCTTCTGTCACAGTTGAATCGAACATCTGAAATAAGAGATACGAAAGAACCTACCATGTCAGAACTTAGAGAATCCGGAGATATTGAGCAGGACGCATCGAATATTATTCTTTTGTGGAACGTATCGGAAGATAAGAAATATAAAGGCTTGAAAGTGGAGAAGCAGCGGCAAGGTGAAAACATGAAAGAGGGACTTAAATTCGATGGAGAGCATATGAGATTCGAAGAACGCATGGAGGATTTCGATAAATTTCTGTTACACGTAAAGAATTCCGAACGAAATAAGCAGGAATTCATGGACGCAGCGGATACTCCATTTGATAGTTGGGGCGGTTGATTATGGCAAGTAAAAAGTTTGAAAAAGGTTCTGAGGAATGGCAATTTTTTAATGACTATTATAAATTCCGACAGCAGTTTTATGAAGCCGATAACGAAGATGCTTTTTTTGAAGAACTGACAGCGCAGGCAAATAAACTTTATGAGAAATACAAAAAGACTGAAATTGCAGAATATGCTAAAAGGCTGATAATGGCACATTTAGATGATGTAGACAGAAGATGCAGAAAGGGACGCTGATAGAATGGCAAAATATTATTACAACGTATTCAAAGATGGCGAGCTGGTCATGGAGAAAATCACCAGTAAGGAAATCTGTAATCAGCTTGGATTTAGAAGACAAAATTTAACAGATTATATTCAACGGCAACTGAAATATAAAGGCAGTTACACATTTCAGAGATATGGTGATGAAGAACCAGAACACAGTTATTATGACCGGTCGTTATCAAGATTCACACCTCAGATGCTTCGTGAATGGCGGACAATGAATGCCAGGTATGGAAAGAAGGCTGGCAATGTGTAAATACGAGAAAGGCAAAAAATGCGATAAAGGATGCAGGTACTGGAATACCTGTGCAGGAAGGAGCGTGAAGAGCAATGGCAGAAGTAAAAGAAGAGCTTAAGCCATGCCCGTTCTGTGGAAACATGGCAGAGATAGAAACGTTTGAAGTTAAGAAATTATTTAAAAATGTAAAAGGATATTTTGTCCAATGCAAATGCTGTAAGAATCGTACAAAGTTAAACTTTGATAAAAAAGATTCAATAACTGCGTGGAACAGGAGGGCGAACGATGGGAAGATTGATTGATGCGGATAAATTAAAAGCGGATTTAGAAAAAGCAATTTCAAAGAACGAAGACATGGATTGCTTAGATTTTTTACGCATTGCTTCTGTTATTGATAAACAGCCGACCGCCTACGACCCGGACAAGGTGGCGGAGCAGTTGGAGGAACATTTCAACGCTACAGAAGATAAAACGGCAAGGCTGGCATATCATCATGCAATTAAGATTGTAAAAGGCGGTGAAGTAGATGGCTAAAGCAGTTTTGGTTATGGATATGCCGGAATCATGTAGCAAGTGTAAGTTCCTATATGAATTTCAAGGCATTAAGAAGTGCCAGCTTATGAATGTACTCAACAATGGAGCATCAAGGCTGTCACAGAATACTTTCACTGAGAAACGGCATGAAAAATGTCCGCTCCGGGAACTGCCAGAGAAAGCAAATCATCCTGATTATTGTGATAATGGGAGATTTGATAAAGGCTGGAATGCCTGCTTAGACAAAATTTTAAAATAAATCGAAAGGAGTGAGAGGTTTGCTGGCCAGCGTAAAAGAGCTCTTTACTCCAATTGAAAATGAAAGAAGAATTTAGAAGTCGGGTGTATACGGACAGACCGGATTATGCAGACTTTGATGCACCTACAAAATTTAATGCAATACAGAGTATTATAGCAAAAAGATTAAGAGAACATCCGAATGCTATATGTTCATATTCGGGTGGAGCTGACAGTGATATTCTGCTCGACCTGATTGAGAGAACTAGAAATATTTTTAATCTGCCACCAATCAAATATGTATTTTTTAATACCGGTTTGGAAATGAAAGCTACAAAGGACCATGTCAAGAATACAATGGAAAAGTACAATGTGGAAATTGAAGAATGCCGACCAAAGACAAATATCGTGCAGGCGACAAGAAAATACGGCGTGCCGTTTGTATCAAAGATTATGTCGGCGGGATTATCTGGATGGCAAAAGAAGAAAGTGCCATTATCGATTGCACAGGAATATGATCAGGCAGAGGATAAACAAGCAAAGCGAGAAGAATTGCGGCAGAGATACCCGAATTGTGAGGGAACAATCAATTTCCTTTGTTGCTGCAACTCCGCTGGTGAGCCAAGACCAAATATCCAGTTGGTTATTAATTCATCGAAGTATATGAGGGATTTTATAGAAGAATATCCACCGGACTTCCGGATAAGCGCAGATTGCTGCGTACATTGCAAGAAAAATGTTGCACATAAGGTACAAAAGGATTACGAGATGGTCATTACCGGAGAGCGCAGAGATGAAGGTGGTATGAGGTCGGTTCCAAGGAAAGATAACACAGCACTGTGCTTTACGGAAACTTCAAGCGGGCAATATCGATTACGACCATTGTATTATGTGAGTGACAAAGATAAAGAATGGTACAAAGAATATTATGGTGTACGGTATTCGGATGCGTATGAAGTATACGGATTGACTCGTACCGGATGTTGTGGTTGCCCAATCTCGTACAAGGCAGTTGATGATTTGGAGTTGATTCGTCCACATGAGCCAAACGTAGTTAAAGCCGCATGGAATATTTTTGGAAAAAGCTATGAATACAGAAAGAAATACAATGAGTACAAGAAAGAGCGGATGGCACAGGAAAAAGAAGCTGCTACCAATGTAGACGGGCAGATGAACTTAGAAGATTTTATGTAAAGGAAGGAGATTACAAATATGGAAACAGGAGCAAGACCAAGAGGAACTGATGGTGCAAGAGTTATTCAGGTAATTGAAACAAGGTCACTTAGGGGAAGTGGATTGAACCAGAATGATAAGTGTCGAGAGATAAGACAATATTGGAGTTTTGAAGGAGTGTTGTTAGCTGAGAATGATCCGTGTGCAAAAGAAAAAGAGTAGTTTCCTACTCTGTTCTCTTACGTTCTGATTGTTTGGTTTCATCGATGCCAATAATATCAGCGTAGAGACATTCTTGCTCATGGCGGTTGATATACCATTGTTCAAGAAGATGTTCTATAAGCTTGATAAGCTTTTGGGCTTCATCTGGCTCGATATCGACAATAAGGTTAATATCTTTCTCCATATGCGCACCAATATTGCCAATTCGTCGTATTCCATCAATCACTCGCCACTGTGGAGCTGGAATTTTATCCTTAAGTTTGTCAATTGCCTTTGCAAGATTTGACTCGTTGATTGTCCAAAAATCGCGAATCATCCCTTGAAGACAGCGTCGCGACAATGTTGCAGATGCCTTCGGACTCAGATTGACGATGGCGCATGCCTCTTCATAATCTTGCCGAATTGCTTCAGGTATATAATCTGGAAATTGTTTTGCTAGTGATTGGGGTCTAATAATAGTGTTGATATCTTTAACGGATGGCCCCACACCTTTTGCAAAAACAGTAAATTGATTGCAATTAGGACATTTATAAAAACTAAGTTCTAAGTTTGAATAGGTGTTTTCAGGCATACCGAGTTGATATGTAAATCCAACTTTGGATTCGAAACTTACATTTCGCTTACATAATGTATCATCAGAGATTGCCATAGAAGATGAACAAAAGGGACATTGAAAGCTAGACATAACTACCTCCTATAAATTAAAGTTTACTATTATTATACAGCAGTAAAAACTAATCTACAACTATAGAAAGGAGCAGAACCTCCGGCCGGGGTAACGATATATCGGGTTCCTTTTGAAAATGACATACAAAGAATTTTTAGAATCGAAGATAGAGCTTGCAACAGATAGTGGATTTGTTATAGAGCCAGAAAAAGTAAATAAAATATTAAAGCCACACCAGAGAGATGCTGTTATATGGGCATTAAAAGGTGGCAGGCGTGCATTGTTTGAATCTTTTGGATTAGGAAAAACAGTGCAGGAAATTGAATTTTGCCATTTAGCGGCAGAACAGTGTGGTGGAAGAGCATTGATTGTACTTCCGCTTGGAGTAAAGCAGGAGTTTACCAGAGATGCTGTAGACGTGCTTGGATATGAAAAGCCGGAATACTGCCGGACAATGGAAGAAGTAGAAAAGAGTACAAGCCAGATTGTATTGACAAATTATGAGCGTGTCCGGGATGGAGACATCCGGCCAGAATACTTTATAGCCACATCATTGGATGAAGCCAGTGTTTTAAGGAGTTTTGGCAGTAAGACATATCAGACATTTTTGGATAAATTCAAGAATGTACCTTATAAGCTAGTGGCAACAGCTACACCATCACCAAATAAGTATAAGGAACTGATACATTATGCCGGATATCTGGAAGTGATGGATACCGGACAGGCATTAACAAGATTTTTTCAGAGAGATAGCACAAAAGCAAATAATTTGAAATTATATCCGAATATGGAAGATGAGTTTTGGATGTGGGTTAGCAGTTGGGCACTTTTCATTACAAGACCTTCAGATTTAAATTCAGATTATTCAGATGAAGGATATGATTTACCGCCATTGGATGTAAGGTGGCATGAATTACCGGTTCATTATGGAGATACTGCTGACAGAGACGGACAGATGCAATTATTTCAGGAAGCAGCAGAGGGATTAAAGGAAGCTGCAGCAGTAAAAAGGGATAGTATTGATAAGAGAGTTGCAGAGATGGAGAGAATTGTAGAGGAATCTCCGGAAGAACATTTTCTTTTGTGGCATGATTTGGAAAATGAGCGTCACGCAATTAAAAAAGCACTTCCAGAAGTAGTAGATATTTATGGTTCTATGGATTATGACATGAGAGAAAAGAAGGTAATTGATTTTGCAAATGGAAAAACAAGGCTGTTTGCTACAAAGAAATCATTGTCCGGATCCGGATGCAACTTTCAGAGGTATTGCCACAGAGAAATATTTCTCGGAATTGATTATGAATTTAATGATTTTATCCAGGCAGTTCATAGATGTTATCGTTTCCTACAGAAAGAGCCAGTAGTGATTGACATCATTTATATGGAGAATGAGAGACAGATTAAAGAAGCACTTTTGGAGAAGTGGAAAAACCACAATCATATGGTGGATAAAATGATAGAAATTGTGAAGAAATATGGATTAAATTCCGCAAATAAGGCGCAGCGATTAGAAAGGAAGATGGGTGTGGAAGGCAGCAGAGAAGAAAGGACAGTAAGAGGAAACCATTATGAAGCAGTATATGGTGATTGTGTGGAAGAAACCAGGGCAATGGAAAGTAACAGCATTGATTTGATACATACCTCTATTCCATTCGGTAATCACTATGAATACAGTGCCAATTATAACGATTTTGGACACAACCAGAATACTGAACGATTTTTTGAGCAGATGTGTTATCTGACACCGGAGCTGCTTCGCGTTCTTAAGCCGGGAAGAGTGGCAGCAATCCATGTGAAAGACAGAGTTTTATTTGGAAATGCCACCGGTACCGGAATGCCGACTATAGAACCCTTTCATGCACTTTGCATTGAGCATTATATGAAATATGGCTTTCAGTATTTCGGCATGATTACAGTTGTTACCGATGTGGTAAGGGAGAATAACCAGACATATCGCCTTGGATGGACGGAGCAGTGCAAGGACGGTTCCAAGATGGGTGTAGGATGTCCGGAATATATATTACTGTTCCGTAAACTTCCGACAGACAGAAGTACAGCTTATGCAGATGTGCCGGTAAAGAAATCGAAAGAAGATTATACACGGGCACAGTGGCAGATAGATGCTCACGGATACTGGAGAAGTTCCGGTAATCGTTTAGTAAGCAAAGAAGAATTGAAAGAGTTTCCGGTAGAGAGTCTACAGCAGGTATACAGAGATTATAGCCGTGGTACTGTTTACAATTATGCAGAGCATGTGAAACTTGCTGAGGATTTGGATGAAAATGGAAAGTTACCGGCAGCTTTTATGGTGGTAGCTCCAGGCTCTTGGAATCAATTGGAAGTATGGGACGATATTAACCGGATGCGGACACTCAACACTACACAGAGCAGGCGGAGGGCGCAGATGCACGTTTGCCCACTGCAGCTTGACATTGTGGAGCGTATTATCAACAGGTATAGTAACGAAGGTGATACGGTATATGACCCTTTTGGCGGTCTGATGACCGTACCTATGACAGCGGTTAAGATGCACCGGAACGGCAAGGGATGCGAATTGAATCCAGATTATTTCCGTGATGGCGTGGGATACCTGCAGGCGGCGGAAAATGAGGTGGATGAGCCGACATTGTTTGATTTTATGCCGGGGGTGATGCCATGATTAACGGAGAACTAATCGTAGACAACTTTGCAGGCGGTGGTGGTGCATCTACCGGAATTGAACTTGCTACCGGCTACAGTGTAGATATAGCTATCAACCATGATCCGGAAGCTATTAAGATGCACAAGGCGAATCACCCGAATACAAAGCACTATTGCGAGAATGTATGGGCAGTAGACCCGGTAAAGGCTTGTAAAGGACATCCTGTAGCACTTGCCTGGTTCTCACCGGACTGTAAGCATTTCAGCAAAGCGAAGGGCGGCAAGCCAAAGGATAAGAATATCCGTGGTCTTGCGTGGGTAGCTTGCAGATGGGCAGGGCTTGTTAGACCTAGAGTAATTATGCTGGAGAATGTGGAAGAATTTAAAACATGGGGCCCATTAAACAGGCGGCATCATCCAATTAAGAGCAAACATGGGAAGACTTTCGAAAAGTTTGTGCAACAGCTTACCAATTTGGGGTATGAAGTGGATTTCAGGGAATTGGTGGCTGCTGACTACGGAGCACCTACCATGCGAAAGAGATTTTTCATGATTGCTCGGTGTGACGGCAAGCCAATTGTATGGCCGGAGCCGACACATGGACCAGCAGACAGCGAGAAAGTGAAAGCTGGATTGCTGAAACCTTATGTGGGAGCATACACACAGATTGATTTCAACCGACCGTGCCCGAGCATCTTTGATACATCAGAAGAAATCAAAGAAAAGTACGGCATCCGTGCGGTTCGACCGCTGGCAAAGAAAACAATGGACCGGATAGGAAAAGGACTTAAAAAGTTTGTTATAGATAATGCAGAGCCGTTTGTAGTGCAAGTGAATCACAGCGGTGCAAAATATGATTATTGTAATAGCTTGAATAGACCGCTGGGGACGATTACTGGGAAGCATGGTTTTGGTATAGTGGAGCCTATACTTACACCAATTATTGATAAGGCATATGGTGGAAACTACCAAGGAAATGGAAGTAACGTAAATGAGCCTATAGATACAATTACCACTGTAGACCATAATCGGTTAGTGGTTCCAACGCTTATACAGTACCATTCCGAAACAGCACAGGGAGAAGTCAGAGGGCAGACAATTAAAGACCCGATAATGACAGTTGACAGTTCAAATCGTTATGGACTTGTCACATCATTTCTGAGCAAGTTTTATAAAACTGGTATAGGACAAGACATACGGAAGCCACTGGGAACGGTAACAGCAAGTGATCACTTCGGGGAGGTTAGGGCATTTTTGATTAAATATTATGGAGATGCGACCGGACAAGATATTGAAAAACCACTTGATACCGTGACAACTAAGGGCAGATTCGGACTGGTGACAATAGAGGGCGTGGATTATCAGATTGTAGATATCGGACTTCGAATGTTGGAGCCAAGAGAGTTGTATGGATGCCAGGGATTCCCCGACGACTATATCATCGACCATGATTATACCGGGAAGACTTATCCGAGAAGCGAGCAGGTGAGAAGATGCGGCAATGCAGTATGTCCACCGATACCGGCAGCACTTGTCAGAGCAAATTTGCCGGAACTGTGTGTGGCGGAACGTATGCCAAACATTCAGATAGAAGCAGAGCAGACCGGACAGCTCCGGTTTGCCTAACCTTTAATTTTTAAATACAAATAATAAAACCATGCTATCATCATTCCGCCTCCTATATTAGGATATGCATTAAATTTCATTTGATTTTTTAGAAATTTTAGAATGTATATCCAATTGTTGTCGAAAAGATAATTTGCTGAAAAGGTATAAAAATTATCAAAGTGCTTGTTAAGAAGAAGCAAGATAATTTTTATAAGACAAATTATAATTGTTTTTTTCATTAGTATTTCTCCTTTCGTGTATTTAAAATCAATATGTAGGAAAAGTGGAAAAATAAAATGTGATAAAAAGAGGGTGTAAAATATGGCGAGAGATAAATTAGAAGAAGCGAGAAGAGAAGGAATGGCATATGCCTTAAAGATAGCCAAAACTAAAGGAATAGAAGGACTGGAAGAGGAATGCAAATTCAGAGGGGCAACGAAAATGCCCCTGGCACTTCCAAAGAATGCGATAGATGAATGTGTGCTGAAAATCAAAGAGAATACCATTGATACAATAACAATTCTGTCAGCAATCACACTCCGGGACCAGTTCGGATTTGGCGCAGAAAGAATTAAAAGATACATAGAGCGGTTCAATAGCAAGGCAGAGTGCCTTATGGATGATTACACAACTTGGGATGAGCAGATAGAAATACTTAAGGAAGAATGTGGACTGGAATTCAAAATCAGGAAAAATGATAAGGATGTGAAAGTGAGGTAGGAGATATGGAGAGATTAACTGAATATATGGGAAACGGAAAGGATTATGAATCTATAAATCCGATAGATACACCTTATGAATATGGAAAGGCGAATCTACAGGCACTGATTAATAAACTTGCTGCTTATGAGGATGCCGAGGAGCAGGGATTACTACTGCGGTTGCCGTGCAAGGTGGGAGATACTGTTTATGCAGACAGCACGATGCTTCCAATAGAGGATATGGAGTGTTATGAGGACATTGAGAATAAGATTCCATCATATTTCCCAGGTCGAGTTGTTTCATTCCGTTTTGCGAAAAGAAACTGGATGAAGATTGCGGTTAAGGCAAAATGGTTACATGAATGGATTGACGATGAGACCGGACCGGATAGCAATTACATAGAGTGTGAGAAAAATTTTGCGATTCCATTGTCTGGTATTGGCAAAACAGTATTACTCACAGAATCTGAAGCTGAAGCCAAGTTGAAAGAAATGGAGAAAAAATAATGGGATATATCAGAGTTCTGGAAGAAAAGCAAATTGAAGAAAGATGTTCCAACTGTCTGTATTGTGGTTCAAATGGTGTCACATGTGCAAATGCAAATAATAGTGGGAAGCCTATGGTATTTGTTAATGGCGGCAGGGCGTGTAAATGGTATTGGCTGAACCAGAATAAATACAGGAGGATATAAACGATGGAGAATAGATATTTATTCCGCGGCAAGCGGAAAGATAATGGAGAATGGGTGTTTGGAGATTTAGTTCATTCGGTTTACAAGATTGGTGATACATGCGTCGGACAGTACGGAAACGAAGTTGGTATGCATGAAGTAGACCCAGAAACCGTCTGCCAGTGCACAGGAGGTAAGGATAAAAACAGTAAGCTGATTTATGAGAATGATATTGCTAAGGATGATAAAGGCAATCTTTACAAAGCATTTTGGCAAGACAATCATTATCAATTTTCGTGGATGTGCGTTAAATCTGAAAAATTGCCTATTGGTGCTAAATGGAATTTTGATTGTTTTAGAGGATATGAGATGGAGGTCATCGGAAATGTATTTGACAACCCGGAGCTGTTGGAGGTGTAAGAATGACAGAGAATGAAACAATTGAGATTATCAAAAACTTTCCAAAATGGAATTTAGACGATTTATGGCTGGAAAACGATAAGATGGACGAACTTGTAGATATGGCAATCAAGGCACTTGAAAAGCAGATACCGAAGAAACCTATTAAGAGCAAGGAGCAAAAAATTAGATATGTCAACACATATTATTGCCCGACCTGCAATCTTGGTTTCACAGGCTTTAATATTGCAAAATGGTGTTACCATTGTGGTCAAAAATTAGATTGGAGTGATGAATAAAGAACTTTAATTTGTCGATAACACTCGACTTTTGTACCTTGAAAATTGAATACTGGCGGTGGAAGTGTATAATAAAAACAAAAGGAGTTGTTTTTGATGTATATAAAATTGTTATCAGTAATAGCAATTATCGAAATTGCAGGTGGAACAATCTTTTCTGTTTTAGGAATTATAAAAATGTCGTTTAAAGATGTGGTAGCAACTCAAACATGTATTGCATTTGATACGGTAGATGAATCTAATTTATTGCAACGATACTATGCTAGATGTGGAATTGCATATATATTAGTCGGAAGTTTACTGCAGATATTACTTATATTTTATGTTCCGGTTTTATTATATGAATTCTTAATAATACTTTTTCTTACTTTTTCTATCCCAACGATAATATATCTTGAAGAAAGAAATCGCTATAAAACGGAACTTGTAAAAATACGAAAACATAAAGAGATAATGAATTAGCACAAGTATACCAACCGCCAGCATTCAACTGGCGGTATTTTTATGTTAAAAACACTTACGATAACTATATTGAAGGGAGAGAAAGGGCGGAGCAGCCTATGCCAGACATTAAATTGTCTGATAGTGAATTATTGAAATATGCTGTCGAAAATGGTATCATTGATGCAGCACTTTTGCAGGATAAAATAGAAATGCAGAAGAGAAAGGAATTATTAAAGAAACATCCATATTCTATATGGGAAGGGAAAAATGGATATTGGAACACATATTTGCCTTATGGAAACGGAAGAAAACTCATAAAGAAAAAGAAACGGATTGATATTGAAAATGAGGTAATAGATTATTGGAGTGAAAAAGTTCTTAATTCATTTAAAGATAGATTTATTATTTGGATTTCACGCCAAGAAAAGTGTGGAAGGACAGATAATACGATTAGTAAGTATGAATCGGATTATAAGAGGTTTTTCCAGGGTGACAAAATAGAAAGTATGTCAATCCAAGATATATCAGATGAAGATATAGCTGAATTTATTCAAAGACTGCTTGAAAGAAAAGATATTCCATATAGGGCATTAAAGGCGATGTTTGGATATATGAACGGAGTTTTTGAGAAAGCTTTAATGGATAAAGTTATTGAAATCAATCCATGTAAATATGTAGACTTACCAATATTCAAGCAACATTGTAAAGAACCAAGACCAAAATCAGCAAAAGAACGTACAGTGTCTAATGAAGAGAAAAAAGCAATTATTAAAAAACTAAATGCAAACCATCAAAAAGAGCATATAAGCATTGCAGGCTATGCAGTTGAATTATCTCTTTATACAGGAATGAGGGTTGGAGAACTTTCCGGACTTAAGTGGGAAGATATAAATTATGAAGAGCAATCAATAACCATTTGCAGATCTGAAAAGTATAATAGAAAGAAAAATGAGTTTTACATTTCCACAACCAAGAATGATAAAGTACGAACATTTCCATTAACTTCTGAGATAAAAGATGTTCTCGATAGGGTTAAAAAGGAAGAAATAAAGAGGTGCTTTTTAACAGAATTTGTATTTAGTGATGTAGATGGAAGAGTACATGCTAGAAAAATTTCTGAATGCATAAGAAATATGACAATGACTAAAGAGTTTGAACATACAAAAAGTATTCATGCAATAAGAAGAACATTAAATTCAAACCTTAGAAGCAATGGTGTTCCAGTAACAGTTGCGGCAGCTCTTCTCGGACATACTGAACGAGTAAATGAAGAAAATTATACATATGATGTGTCGAGTATTCATGAAAAAATGAAAATTATTGAAGCAGCAGGAAAAATATCTTGATTACTATTACCGGTTTTTTGATTACTACACTTTTGAAAACCGCATAAACACTGGGGTTCAGAGCATGTTCCCGGGTTCAAGTCCCGCTGCCGGCATTAA